CGGGGACGCCGTCCCGTTCCGCAAGGCGATGTCGTTCTCGTTCACGGCAGCATCCAGGGGTTCGGGAATCCCCGCATCGGGCATGCGTGGGTGGACCTGGGGTCGAAAATCTACGAGCCCATCACCGACGAAGAATGGGACGCGTACCTGTTCTCGCAGATGTTCAACGCGATTCCCGAGGCCTCGTACCCCTGGGACGAGCTTTCGACGATGCTCGCGGTGTACCAGCACTGGGGCCCCTGGCACCACGAGCCGCCGGTGGCGAAAAAGCGGCGACGCAAGAAGTAAGCACGTGCTAACATCCGCACCGGAGGGTCCCCCCATGCTCAAGTCTGGAATGCTCGCGCTGTGCGTAGCCACCGCGGGTTGTGGCAGCTGCAACCAGCCCGTTCCCAACCCCGTGTCGCCCGACTATCCCTGTGGGACGCGTGCGCGCGTGTGCTCGACGGCTCCGGCTCTCTCTTGCTGCTGGCTGTCCGAAGACTGCGGAGGGGCTGTTGGGAGCAGCTGTCCCGCGGGCATGTGCTGCTACGGCGGGGAAAGCCTCGCCGCGAGCAGCGACGGGGGTGCCAAGGGCTCGCCGAGCCCACAGTGGACTCCTCGCTGAGGTTGACCCCCTGGGCGCGTCCTGGTAGGTCTGGACGCAAGACCCCAAGGCACGCTGGTTCCCGAGAGGGAACACGGAGGGGCACCCGACTTCATGCTCGAAACCGGGGTCAGTGCCCAACGCCGGCCGCCGCAAGGTTGTCGGCGTTGTCCTTTCAGGCGTCCCAGCCTACCATCCGGTCATGCGCCCCTCCCGCTACACCACGGCAGACGCCCGAAAATACGCCCTCGCTCTGCGCCTTCCCACCGACGCGAACACGATCGAGCAACTTCGCATCGGAATGGAGATTGAGCACGAGCACGATGACCTGATCAAGCGGGACCCGCTGAAAAGCGCCATGATTGCCGGCGCTCATCTTCGCGAGGATCTCCTGTATTACCTGTTTCTGGTCGCGATCGAGAACTTCCGCGACGGCCATCCCCAGGGCAGCAAGGTCCGCGTCGGGGTGAGCGAGACCGCGGAAGGATCAACGGTTGTGGTGCACCTGCTGGGGCACGACGAGCCGCTGTGGGGGCACAGCTTCAGCGACCCGGCCGAAGCCGAGGGGGTGGCGACGCTGCTCAAGGGAGAGCCGGCGCTGGCGATCGTGTACGCGTGGATGATTCTCACGAGGCACCGGTAGTTTCGGGGCGCACGTGACCCGGTTGCGGGGTCGGCGTAACATCCAGGCATGATCAGGATCTCCCGAGGGTTTTCTGGTGCCGAGGCGCTCGTCGCACCGGTCCTGTCGTACGGAACGAAGGCGGCGGTGATCCCGCAGTCGGTCACCTCCGGCTACGGCTACGTGATGCAGGCAGCGGACGCTGCCTATGCCATGACCAATGGCGACGCGAAGGCCAAGCAGGACGCCGCTGTCGCTGCTGCCATGACCGCGATGACTTTGATTCCCGGCGCGGCGCCGGCCATGCCGTTCGTGGCGGCAATGTTTGGTGTGACAGCTCTATTGCAGAAGGCGTTTCCTGCTCACGGGGTCATCAGCGCGGCTGTTGTCGAAGGCAGCATGTTTGACGGTCCAGCCGGGGAATACCCACTGGTGGGAGTGTGGAAACAGGCCGTGGCCGCGGTGCAGGTGGCATGGGACGCTGTTCGTCAGGCGCAAGGTATTCCTCCCTCTACCGCCGTCGCGATCAGGTCGGGCCTTCTTCGTCCCGTGTCGCCGGCAGAGCGCGCGCCCACGGACTTGCTCTCGTCACTGATCGGGGGCCTGACAAGTTCAGAGAGCGTGATCCAGGGAGCGGACCAGTGTTTGCTGCATTGGCTCAATTCGTACGTGAAGGGCTGGAAAACAACAAAGGGATGCCAGCAGGATCTGGGAAGCGGTCGGTGGGCCTGGGTCTGGAACACGGAGATCGAAGGAACGGTCGAAATGGGGGGAGCGAGTCCTCCTGGGGCCGATCCCAACGTGTGGGCCGGAATGGGTCCGTTTGGGGTGAAGACGGATAACTGGCCGCTCGATCTCAACCCGAACACCCAGAAGCAGCTCGCGGAGTGCATCTCGGACGTTTGGAGATACCGACTGGAAGCGCTGACCAAAGCGGTGCCGGAAGTCATCGGCGCAGCCGTAGTCCAGGCGATGGATGACGCGAAGGCGGGGCCCGTGAAGCTGAGCGCGACCACGCGCCTGACCCTGCCAACACTCGCCAAGGCGGCCGCGCCGGTTGTGCCGAAGAGCAGCGCGTCCAGGCTCAAGACAATCGTGCCCGTGAAGCCTGCAGCGGTGGCGCCAAACGCGCTCGTGACGTGGGCGAAGGGCCTGCCGCAGGTGACTTGGATCGCGGTCGGGGCGGCTCTTCTGATCGCAGTTGTTGGCGGCGGGATCTGGTACGTTCGGAGAATCTCATGAAAAAGCGGATCACATATTTTTCTCCCAAGCAGGCTATTGGCGTCAATCAGGCTTGGATCGGTGGACCAGGTGGCGGCAGAGTTTTCGCCTTTACAGAGTCCTTGTCTCCGCAAGACGCCGGATGGTTCGAGTACACGGATACCCCAGGAACGGACGACGGTCTGAACTTCATCGTCCCGGGGGGGGCCGGAGTCGGGAGCGTAGGGCCGGGCTACAAGCGGGCAAGTTCGGCAGGCGTTTCGGTGGGAGGCGTCATTTATGAGACCGACCCAACCTTAGCTGCTTCGCAGGCAGCAGATGCGGTTGGGCCACGCTTCGGCCAGGTCTACCTTGCGCCTCTGGCGTCCGGTAGTGCCGAGGCGCGTCTGTTAGCAGTCAAAGCTGTGACGGACGCGAATGGGTGGCCACTGATCTTGCTCCCTGGGACGTGGCTGTTCGACACGTCTCCCGCTCGCATCTTTCAGCCTGTCGATCACCCGGAGCAAGCGCCGACCTATGTGGCGGCTGCTGCGGGAGCGACTTTGCTCACCACAGCCATGACAATTCAAGCGATCGTCAACGCGTGGACGCCGGATTCGTTGGGCGTCGAATGGGCGGAATGGACAGCCGACAAAGGCGTGACGCGCGTTGGGAAGATCACCTCCGTCGCGGATCAGGTCAGCGGTCGCCCTCTCACGCAGGGGACAGCAGCCGATCAGCCAACGTACGAGCCGACTGGCTGGAACGGCAAGCCGTCGATCCTGTTCGACGGGACGGACTACCTGATCAGCGCTGCCATTGGCGCGCTTCTGGCAGGAAGCGACGTTGCCCACACCGTGATTTGTTGTTTCCAAGAAACGGCAGCGAACGTCAACCGTGTGATGTGGTCCGGTGGCGCAAACGCATCGACCACGCCGAACTGGCTGTACGGATACGATGGCGGTGTGCGTACGATCTGGCGTCGTGCAGACGCTGGGGACAACAGCGGCTGGATCCACGGTGCAGCGCATGACACGGCTGCGCACGTACATATCGTCTCGTTCTCGGGCACGACCGTGAGCACGTACATCGACGGCGAGATCGACATCAACGCAGCCGCATGCGACACGACAGCGGTGACGCTCCAGACCTTCAGCGTTGGAACCCAATGGTCCAACGGGCTGAGCAGCGCGCCGATGACTGGCCGAATGGCTTACCTTGCTGTGATCATGAAGGCGCTATCCCCGGCAGAGGTAGAGCAGGCCATGGGGTACATCGGCAGAATGGGCTACGGCCCTTTTTGAGTAGGTGGCAGTGGTCGAGCCCCACTGCCGCCGCCGCATACGATGCTCGTGATGGTGCAGCGGGAGATGTTCTCGGAAACGAACTGTATCTGTATGGTGGTTGGAATCCCGGTGTGTTTCCGGCCCCAGGTTTCACATGTTCCGAGGTGTGGAAGAGCAGCGACGATGGAGCCACGTGGAACCTTCTTACCGCCGCCCCTGGCTGGGCGTCGCGCCATAGCTTTGGGCATTGCGAGTTCGACTCCAAACTCTGGGTGATCGGAGGCGACAACAACTCTGGCTTCTATCACACGGATGTCTGGTCTTCTCCTGATGGTTCCTCGTGGACACAGGTGACGGCAGACTGGGGACTGGGTGATCGTTGTCTGCACATGGTTGTGCCTCACAATGGGGCCATGTACCTCTTGGGTGGGCAGACGATCCCGGACATAGTGCCCGGTCCGATGGTCACGTACAGTGACGTGTGGCGCAGCGTGGATGGCGCAGCGTGGACAAAGATCGCGGACGGTTGTGGATGGGGACCACGCGGATCGATCTTTTCCGCAGTCTCATGGCGCGGGTACATGTGGGTTGCCTGCGGCGGAATCTATCCGAGTGCGGTCGGTGCACAGCCTGCCGTGGAATACTGCGACGTGTGGCGTAGTCCAGATGGGATCACGTGGGAACTGGTCTGCGTCTCTTCCGTGCCCCCACGTCGGTACCAATGCCTCGCCGTCTTTGACGATGAACTGTGGATTCTGGGCGGCTACGCAAACGGTCTGAATCGGAACGACGTATGGCACACGTCGGACGGTGTGATCTGGGAACGGTTGTACGATTCGCCGTTCGCGGAGTCGCATGCCTCCACGGCATGGAGCACGAGCAACGGACTGTACTTTGCGTGCGGCATCAATCTCGGCAAGAATGTGTACAAACTGAGTGTGGTTCCCTGATGACTGATCTCATGGCATTCGGTGGACCCGCTGGACCCTGCTACGCGCAGAAGGTCGCCTGGCAGCGGCCAACCCAGGTGCTGAGCGTCGCCGCGGGCACCGTCAAGAACACGTCCACCGACCAGGCCGCGGTCTACCAGAACCTGGCTGCGCGCGACGGCTACGCCTGGAAAGCAATGGCCGAGAAGGCGAAGATCGATCCGGCGTCTCTCGGCAACGTCGGCATCGGCGGATTCAGCGCGTTTCACGGCTTCGCAAATGCCTTCCTGAAGAACCCGGCCGACTTCGATCGATGTTGCTACGTGCACCTGGCGGACGCGTGCTTCTTGGGATCCGGAGCGACGCAGCCTCACGCGGGGTACGCGGCTTTCGCGAAGCAGGCAGCCGCTGGCACCGGCGGCAAGATGATGACCGCGACCACGAACGGTCCGTGGGGCAAGGCGCTTTCGTACTCGTACGACTACGGCGGCGGCGACGTGTCCACTTTCAACATCACGAGCGGCGCGCAGTGCTTCGAGCTTGTCTGGAACGCGGCCGTCGGCGCGGGGTTGAGTGTGAGCACGCCGGAGATTCCCCCGGGCATGCCTCAGCCGACGAAGGCCATGCGCGTGGGCAACCTGATCTGGCTGCACTACGAGACCATGACGTCGGGACTGCCAAAGCCTTGCGGCGGCGAGTACAGCCCGCACGGCTGGCACGTGGTCGCGCTCGCCACCCCGATGATGTCGTACTACGGAGCCCCGTGGATGGCCGACGTTCGGCCTGGCGGGATCGGCAACCTGCTGTCGGATCCTGCCTCGGCTGCGAAGACGGCGATCGCTGTGGGGGTCGCAGGCCTGATCGGCTACCTGCTCTGGCAGTACCTCACTCGCAATCGGGGGTACTACCCGAACGCGAAGTGGTCGCTCGCGGGTCCGGTGATCAAGCGCTGCAGCTGCGGCCGATCGTTCACCGAGAGCCAGTGGAACGCAGTGCCTCTGCTCGGCGTGAAGTCGTACGAGTGGGGCGAGCTAACTCAGTGGAAAAATGCCCCAGTTGCGGCAGTACGATGATGGTAGTCTTGATTGAAGGCGATCCCGAATGACCCCCAACAACCGCCCGTGGGACAAGTTCGGCGTGGATCCTGACGGGCCTTGTCCGACTCCTCGGCAGTGGTTCGATTGGGACGTGTTCGCCTTTGAGCATGCGTACGATCGGTCTCGCATCATCGCCACTGCGAAGGACAAGACGTACACCACGCGCATGATCGAAGTGGGCTTCGCGGAAGACGGGTTGGTTGTCATCCAGGTGGCAGAGCACGCATCGAGATCGAAAATGCCCGTTCCCGTGGGCCGCCTGATGTTCTGGTGGGAACCCGATCACCAGAGAATCGTGGGCGTCGGAAGGCGCGAGTGGAGCGCTATGTCCAAGAGGGAGCAGGCCCGAACCGAGGCGCAGCTTCAGCTGGAGAAGTGGTTGCCCATCACCTTTTTTGAAGGTTACGCTCAATGGCACGAGCCGAAGATGCACGGTGCTTGGAGACGGAAAGCCGAGCGTGAGCAGCAGGACGAGCACGAGACATTGGAAGAACATCTCCGAGCGCGAAACGAGTACTGGCGCAGGAAGCTGGGGTTCCCGTGAGCCGCCACAACCGCCCGCCCGCTTGGGACTGGAGCCCCGTGCTCTACTACGCCGCGTACCTCCTGCGCGAAGGCTACCGACCCCCTCATGCGCTTTCGCGGTACCGCTACGAGGGCGACGACATGAGCGGCAAGCCATTCGCCGGCAAGAAATGCGTGTGGATGGGAAGCCCGGGCGAGATGGTGAAGGTGTACCCGGCCGAAGCGTACCCGGTCGCCGACAACACGTTCGACCCGTTCAAGTTCGCGTACTTCGTGCAGACGATCAGGAACGCTCGCAAGGTGATCTTCCCGTGCTGCGTCGCTGCGATTGTGGGCAAGATTGACCCGATCGACGTGCAGGAATCGCAGGAGTACGGGTGCGGCTCGGGTCCAGTGCACATCACTTCGGGCGGGATGGGGCACATCGTTGCGACCATCCCCGGAGCCCGGCCGTGGACGAAGGCGGACCTGGGATACCGAAGCGTGCAGATTCGCAACGGCAACCACCGTTGCTTCGCGGCCTTCGCCGCCGGAGAGCCGTTCGTCTGGGCCTTCCTTCGCAACCTCGAAGATCATCCCGGCGACGGGATCGAACCCGACGGTTGACACTTGCTAAGCATTCGCGTATCACATGCGAAGGCTTCCGGATCTCCCGGGGCCGGGAGATCATCGCATGCAAGGCTTCGCAACATTTCAGGTTCTGGGAACGTGCTCCGAGGACGTGAAGCTCGACAAACTTCCCAACGGAAGGGCGAGAGCCAGCATTTCCGTTGTGGTCAACACGCCCGAACAGGACGCCGACGGAAACTGGATCGAGCGCGCGACTTGGATGCGCTTCGCCCTCTTCGGCAAGAGCGCTGAAAGCAAGAACCTGACGTGGTGCAAGAAGGGCACAGCCGTCGGCGTGTACGGTACCATCCAGTCGTACCAGCAGGAGATCGACGGCAAGAAGTACACGATGCACAACTTCCGGCCGGATCGCGTTCGGCCAGCCGGCACCAAGCCGAAGGACGAAGCAGGTGCGGGAGGCGCTGACGAAGGTTTCCCCGGCGAGTACGACGGGCCCGAGACTCGATGAGAACAATCAGCGTCCGCGCTCCGATCGCTCTGGCCCTGCTGCACAACGGCTGCGGCGTGATCGGCAAGACGCACGCGTTCGCCGACAAGCTGTTCGGTCTCCACTGCTCGACGCAGACCAACCAGACGCAGGGCGGCAACAACGCGGAGATCGCGGCAACGCTGTCGAAGGCGGGGCTGATGCCGCCAATGAGCAGCCCTTTTCGGCACAGCGCGCCGTTCGGGCACGTCTTCGCCAGCTGCCGGGTTGTGGGATGGTTGGCTCGGGGGCCCCTGATTGATTCGCGGGCTCCGTCGGTGAACGAGACGCTGCAGGCTCTGTACCTCCGCATCCACGAAGCTACGTTCGTGATCGACAACCCGCCCGACAAGCGCTTCGATGCTCTTCGCGACGAGTGCGTCAAGGCCTGGCTCAAGGTCGCCGGGACGTACGCGCGGCTCTACATCCTCGCCGACGTGAAGGCCTGCGAGCCGGCGCTGTGGAAGGGCGTCATGTCCTGCTTCCCTGTCCCCCAGTACGTGTTCGATCGAAAGCCTTCTACCCAGCCGTGATGTGCGCCATCGCTCGCTCCACGCTCTCGTCCATGCGCTCCTGAGAGAAGCAGTCCCGGATGTACTGAAGCTGTTCGGCAGACCGTTCCTCGGCCCACTGCTTGTCCTTGGCGGCACGGTCTGCGAGCGCAGCGAGCCCGTAGATGTTGCCGTAGTCCGCGAAGGCCTTCTGGCACGAAAGGCGCGTGTAGATGTCGCCCCACGCCGCTCCAACGACCGGGCATCCAGCGGACATAGCCTCGTGCTCCGCGAGGCCGAAGCCTGCGCGTGGTGGCAGGGCTTCAAAGTACGCGCTGCATGAGGAAAGTAGCTTCGTTTTGACTTCGGACGAAAGAAAGCCGGCGGGCTGATCCTGGCCGTAGATATCAATCCGCGTGGTCGCGATCCTGCGCGCATCATCCAGAGCGGCAAAGGAAATGTGCTCTCGGGTCTTGGGCCGAGACATCATTGTCCAGAGCTTGCCGGGTGCCCACGACCAGGCAGGCATCGGCTCGTAGGCGGGCGTTAGGACACTCACCTGCTGGACGATCTGCGAGGATACGAAGAACGCGCAGCGGCTGCTGAATGCGACGACGGCCGTGGTGTGAGGGGCCGGAGGGAGCTTCTGCGCGTAACCCTGGTGCGCCACGATCACGAGCTTGGCTTCGGGCAGGTGCTGCTGCACCCATCGAACGTGGTCGGGAGCGCACGCGAAGGCGGCGACGACCCCCTTGGGGCTTCCATCCCACTTCGGCGCGTGCATCTGCGCCATTTCGGCGAGCCCGTCGGCGTCCTGTAGGCAAGCCACCTGCATGTTCCACGATCGGGACCGGCACAGCCGGTTGAGAAGCAGCGGAGCCTGGGCGACCCACACGACGCGAGGTTGCATGACCGAAATATGCTTGTGCTACGCATGGGATGTCAATGGTCGCAATTTCGTGCTACGCTCGCGCACGATGACGAAGACAGTCGATGAAGTGCGATCGGAAATGGACGTTCTGTACGCCAGCGGCAAGGCGTACCAGTCGGCGCTCGTTTTCGATGCGATCCGAGGCAACCAGATCAGAGCAACCAGCCTGCACCTGTCCACTCCCTTCGCTCAGGATCCGACCGCTCGCATTCTTGATATCGGGTGCGGCGAGGGAGGCATCACGGCTTTCTTCCCGCACCGGAACGTGATCGGGATCGACATCAGCCCGGTCGCTATCGAGCGCGCACGCCACAACTTTCCCACCGGTCACTTCGAGGCAAGCGCCATCGAAGTACTTGCCCAGGCGTCGTGGTACGACGGACCGTTCGATCTCGTCGTAGCTCAAGAATCAATCGAGCACTGGACCAACGCCGAGCAGGGCCTGCGGGTTGTGGCGAGCGTGCTCAAGCCCGGGGGCTGGTTTGTTCTAACGACGCCCAACCGAGACAGCCTGCACTGCCGGATGAGTCGAAAATTCAAAAGAGAAGCGCCGTACTGCTCGAACGATCACATTCACGAGTTCGGCTACACGGAACTGATCGACGCTGTCCGAAAGCACGGATTCCGCCATGACAAGGCCTGCGGTGTGCACCTGGCGCCGTACTGGTCGATGGAACAAGAGCTGGGAGACAAGATCCGGTCGATCACGGACAATGACGAGGAAGTGAACGTGTGGCTCAACGAAATCGGCCGATCGTGCCCCGAGTACTCGTTCATCCAGTGCCATCGCTTCGTCCGAGAGCCGTGAGCGGCCGGGCTGCCGACGTTCGGAGGGCAGTGGTAGGATGGCGGCCATGATCTCGCTTCCCGCCTGCCTCGACCGCTTCGCGCGGGCTCTGCGTGAAAGGCTAGCTCCGCCACAAGACGCCCCCCGGTGCCCCCGATGCGGCAGCTTCCTGGTGCGACGGCAGACACACCGACTTCAGCTGATGCACATCCACAACGGTTGCGTGTGGGCGGACAAGGAATTGCCCGAGCGCATCGCCGTGATCCAACCTGGAGCCGAACCCGATGCAAGAGCTTAAGACGGCCGTCATCACCTGCCCTCGCAAAGGCGCCAGCTACCTTCCATCCACGCTCAAGGACATGGCCGAGCAAGACCCTGGCGCCGCAGGAAGGCCTTGCGGCGTTTTCAGCGACTCGCTGGTGTTGCCCGAAGGATTGCCCCCGTGGCTCAACCACGTCGAGTGTTCCGATCAGGATCGACTGGATCGGATCCGTACCGAGGAACTGTTCGGAACACTCAACCTGCAAAGAGCGCTCCGGTGGGCGGCCAACAACAGCGAGTTCGTGTGTGTTCTTGAGGACGACGTGAAGTTTGCGGGAGACTGGCAGTCGCGGGGGCTGGCGATTTGCCGCCGCCTGGTCGAACGAAAACAGCCGTGGCTTCTCACTTTGCAGCACTTCTACCCGCACGAGGGGCACTTTGACGCGGTTGAAGGCTGCGATGGGCAGATCATGAAGTGGAACGAGCAGGGACCGCTGTGGGGATCGCAGGGCTACATGATGCTCGCTTCCACGGCCCGAGGCTTCGCGGACCTGTTCGAGTTGAAGTTCACGCTGCCGGCGCCCGAGCGCCGATGGTGGATGATGGACGAGGGCATCTGGAGAATGTGCGCGGTCGAGCACCGCTACGGCATCTACGCTCCCAACCCGTGCCTGATTCAGCACGTGGGAGATGTCTCGTCGCTCTACGAGTGGGAGACAGTCAGGCCCGGGCGCATGTGCCTTCACTTTGACCAGGCGAGCCGCAAGTGAGAGCGGCCGTCATCACCGCTCCGAGGCCGGGAGGCGTGGACTACCTGTCGGCAACGCTCAGCGGCGTTCTGCAGGCCAAGGACGTGCTGGTCTTCTCGGACTCGATCGAGCCGCCGCCCGTTCCCGCGGGCGTCCAGGTTCTCACTCGCACCCCGGACGAACTGGCGTTCGTGAAGGGCCAGGCTGCAGTGGGCACGTACAACTTCATGCGCGCGATCGACTGGGTTGCGCAGGCGCCTGACGGCTGGGGCTGCGTGTTCGAGGACGATGTTCGCTTTACGACCGACTGGGTGGAAAAGCTCTCGCACCTGGTGCAGGCGGCCGACTTGTCGTACGCGAAGCGTTGGGTGCTCTCGCTGATTTACTTCTACCAGCCATCAGATTTTTCAAACTATCAGGACACGCCTTGTGGGGTGCAACTCACTCGTTGGAGAAACCCCGAGATATTCTACGGAGCGCAGGGGTTGGCTTTTCCCGCGTCCGTGGCTGGAGAATTCGGGCAGATGCTCCGGCGGGCCAGGGCGTCATCTATCGAAAGCATTCGCTTCGACTGGTTTGGCGACTACGCGGTCAAGGCGTTCTGCCGATACACCCGAACGCCCCTGCTGGCGTGTCATCCGTGCCTGATTCAGCACGTTGGCGACGTGTCCACCTTCGCCGCGAATCGACCGCTCGCAACCCAGTACTTTCAGCCGTAGGAGAGAGCATGGCCTGGCATGATGTTGAAGGGTGGTTCAGTACCGAAGAAGGCGCGCTGCTGGCAAGCGTCGTGAGAACCAATGTTCGGCCTGGAGGAACCGTGGTCGAGCTTGGAGCGTATGCGGGCAGGTCAACTGCTTTGCTGGGAGCGATCGCGAGAGAACGCGAGTTCGAGGTCTATACGGTCGATCTGTGGCGGGTGACGCCGGAGGTGTCTCCCAAGGAAATCTTCGCGGACGAAAAGCATCGCGGAGCGCCTGGGTTCATGGGAGTTTTCTTGGAGAACATGCGCCGCGAAGGGGTTCTCGAATACGTGCACCCGATCCGCTGCTCGGTTCTGAGGGCGGCGCGGCTGTTCGAGCCCGGCGAGGTGGACTTGATCTTCCACGACGCCAGCCACGACTACGAGTCGGTCAAGCGCGACATGCAAGAATGGCTGCCAGCGCTTCGACCGGGTGGGGTGTGGGCTCAACACGACGTGGACCGGAGCGGGGGCAACGCGATCGCAGAGTGCGCGGCTCTTTCGGGCTTCCGACAGGCGGGAGTGCTCGCCGTTGCCTTCAAGGCGTGACGGGATCGAACTTCTCGATGAACTCAGCGATCGGTTTGTAGAACCACTCGATGCGTTCCTTGATCACGTCATCGCTCCAGTCCCACCACGCGATCTTGAGAAGTCGTTTGACCTTTTCCCGGTCGAATCTGTAGAAGAGCACCTCGGCGGGGTTGCCCGCGACGACGGCGTACGGCGGCACCCTGCTGAAGACGACCGAGCCCGCTCCGATGACGGCACCGTGGCCGACGTGCACGCCGCCTACGATGATGGCGCGCGCTCCGATCCACACGTCGCTGCCGATCTCGGTCGGCCTGGTGGTCTGGTAGTTGCGCTCGCTCTCGTGGCGAGCCAGCAGGATGGCTTCAAGCGGGAACGTGGAAGCGAACTGCGTGTGGTGGCGCCCGCCGGCACAGATCAGAACGCCCTCCGCGATCGAGCAGAAGTTGCCGATGCGGATTTCTTCGTGCGCTCTCCACGTCTGAAGTGGGTTGGAGCCGTGATAGGTGTGCCGGCCAATCGAATTCGACATGTCAGCCCCGGGTTGTGATGGTTGACCCCCGCACGTGAAAGAACCTGCCCGACGGCAACCGATACTCGTTCGTGAACGAGTCCAGTACCGTCCCCTTGGGCCAGACGATGCGGGTTCGGTCGCCGTCTCGCTCGACCACGCAGCCGGCCGAGCGAAGGGCCTGCTCGGATTCCGGGTTCAGGGTGCCTGGGACGCCCGTGGCTTCAACGTCTCGCATGCCAGCATTGTCGCCTGGCTCGCCGCGGGCCACAACTGCCCCTTGTAGGGGCTGGGGTTCTGGGGCGTGCAGGGGAGCGTCCGGGGCCGGAAGGCCTTTGCGGGGCCAGGAAGCGTCAAAGGGCGCCCCCTTGTGGGGGACCATGAGGGGGCGTAGTCTGAACCTCAACGCCGGGCGGTGCGCGTGTTGATCCCCCCCCTCCAGCCTCCGTCCGGCGCCTACTTCCCGTCCTTGGGCGGCCCCACCACCAGGCGATCGGCGATATCCTCGACCATCTTCGTGATCGTCTTGCGCTTGTCGATGAGCATCTGCCTCACCGTGCCGCTGACTGCGTCCGCGACCGCGAACTCAGCGCGCGAGGCGCGAGAGGGGCCGGTGGGCAGGAAATAACCATCGATCAGGTTCTGGATGCCGGCGAGGGCCGGGGCCGCCTTCTCCTTCACCGCCGCGCTGAGGGCTTCGTCCGCCAACCTCCAGACCCGGTCTTTCATGTTCAGGTCCGCGAGCAGGTCTCGGATGTGCCGTGACACCTGCTGGCTTTCGATCGCCTGCAGGCGGTCGGCCCCCTGGCTGCGTTCGACCAGCACCTGCGCGATTGCCTTGGTGAGATCCTCGCGGCTGATTTCAAGCGTGATCTTTTCATCCATCGTGCTCACTTTTCCTTCCTCTTGCGCGCCATCGTGGGGAAGTGCAGCTGGGTTGCTACGTCTGGCTGCCAGAACGCAGGCAGCTGCTTGTTGCCGCGCAGGTCCGTGGGCCAGCACTCTTCGGCGCGAGCTGCATGCCCTCGCCGGCCGACGTGGCTTTCGCCGACGGAGCATTCTCCGGTGTGCGTATTCGGCGTCTCCACGTCCGTGGAGTGTTCTCCCAGCTGCTTCAGGTATGCGACCGTCCCCTGTGCCTTGCAGGATGCAATCATCCTCCGCAACCAGCCGCAATCGCACCGCCGGGCGTTCGGTCCCGATTCGCCTTCGAGCACAGCGAAGTCGATCTGCGCGAGGTTGCCCGTGTCTTGCGACTCGCTGCCCCAGCCCTGCAGCTCTCCATCGAGCGGGATCTCCTCCAGCAGCGGAGACAGGCTCAGCCACCGGCGCGCGACCGGTAGCCGGCGGAGCCATCCGATGCGCTCCTTGAATTCCTTCGGCCGCTCAGCGCTCGTGCCCCACCAGATCCACGGCTGGAACGGTCCCTTGGTCGGGTCCGAAACGCCGACGCTGCACAGCCCAGGCCTCGCCGCTCGGATCGGGGCAGCCTGGTAGAGCACGCGTTCGTACAGGTCCGGCGCCGTCAGGTACTCGTACGCCTTCTCGGGCCGCTTTGTGCACAGTAAATACGTGTGCCACGGGGACAGCAGCATCACGGCCATGATCTTGTCGCGCCACTCATCCTTGACGCCCTCGAAGAACATGTCGCTGGTCGAGCACACGAAGTATCGCTGGGGCTTGGTCTTGCGAAGAGGCTGGTCGAGCCGGTCCTCCAGGAAGCGCACCGTGCCGTTGAAGGCGAAGCCCCCGTCGGCCCGCTTGATCGTCAGTCCGGCGTAGGCCGGGATGTGCGCCAGACGCGTGCCTGCCTCGCGCGCGGCGTAACACGAGTGACACCCGACGGAGTGCGCCTCGCAACCCACCAGGGTGTTCCAGCTGGCCGTGGTGTACTCGATCGTCATGGTGCCTCCGCAAAGTCGAACACGTCGTGCTCCTGGCCGTCGGGAGTCTTGACATGCACGGGGTTGAGCCGGAACAGCCCGCCGCCCGCGTAGGAGCACGGCCCCTTGCCCCCTTGCTCGAAGGCCTTCCTGGACCCCTCGATGCGCCGACCGACGCAGGAGAACGCCACCTCGCCGTCCCCTGCCCCCACGGCGGCCCAGTCGGCGGGCGTCGCGACGTGGCCGCAGACCGGACAGACGAACTTCCACGTGTTCCGATCGGGCCCGAACAGGCTCGTTCCCTTGGCGACCCACTCGTCGAACGTCATCGTGATTTGCTCATTCGGTGGCATTCAGCCCTCCAATCCCGGCAGCTTTCGCTGCGGGCTCTCTCGTTCCCCGCGAACCTCCGCGCCGAGCTTGCCGAGCATGCCCGCGAGCAGAGTCCGGTGGCAGAAGGCGGGATTCACGCAGAAGCACACCAACGTCACCACGTCTCGCTTCAGGAGAGCGTCCCATCCGGCGCGATTCACGCGGTACGAGCTTCGCATCTCCGCCGTGTAGTCCTTGCAGTACTGCTCCCACGCGGCCTGGTGCATGTGATCCCAGCGCTGCAGCCGGCCGTACGCGTGCTCTCGGTCGGCGGCGTCCTTCGAGCGGTCGCACCGGTTGAGAATCGACCAGCTGGGCGCGAAGATGGCGCCGGGCACCTCGCGGTGCATGACCTCGCCGACGTTGTGAGCAGTCGAGCGGGTGATGTCGAGCACGTCGGGTCCAAGGTAGGAGCCTATGCGGGCGGTGTAGACGACCAAGCTCACCGCCGAGCCCTCGCCCTGAGCTTGCGATCCCTTCGGAACTGGCGGACGCACACCGGCGCGGGGACGTTCGTATGCTCTCGCATTTCCAGCACGGTCACGCAGCACTTCACAACGTCGTGCTGCCTCGCGGTGCACTGGACGCATTCCTGCAGGGAGCGGATGCACGCTTTCCGCTCGTCGGCTGCGGCGAGCTTCATGGCCTCGACGAGCACGGCAATCTGGCCGTCCCGGCTCATGCCGGAGAGAGCTTCCGCGAGCGTCTCTGCCTTCGAGTGCATTTGATAGTCGTTCACAGTGTCCTCACTTTTCGAGCCAGAATGGCAGCTGAAAGCCCTCGGGCAGAACCCACAGGTGGTACACGTCCGCGGAATCCACGAGCGCGGCCACGGCCGGGAATACTTCCACGGCAACGCGATCAGGCCCGGCGATCTCGTTCTTGATGCGCTGCAGGTCGGCCCAGTCCCGGACCTTCGAGCCGTCGTTGCGGCGCACCAGCAGTCGCTCGATGGGCCCCCACTCGCAGTCGGCTTCGACGAACACCTGCACGATGTACATGTTGTTCTTCCAAACTGCGGTGACTCGATCGAGCGAGGGATACTTGCGAAGATCCGGCTGCGGCATCAATTCCCAGTCGGACCAGCCCTTCTTCATGAGCCGTCGGCCGTTGGCTTCGGAAGCTCGGGACGCGCGGCGGTTCATGCCGGGGCTCCGATCTGCGTCTGCTTGTCGCGAAGCACGATCCATCCGCGCCGGTCGCCATTGTTCTTCTCTACCGAAAACGGTGCGAGCGGCGTCACGTCGGCAAGCCACATGAGCGTGGCGAATCGGCGATCCTGCATGCCGCGCCAGAACGACGCATCCACGCCGATCTGTTCTCCCAGGTCGCGAAGGCTGCACCAATCTTCGGCGAATTCCTTGCGCTTGAACAGGACCGCCGACACGAACGCAAGCGCTGTGATGGGACCACCCGACCGCTTGAAGATCAGCGCGTCGCCTGCGCTGACTTGAGCGAACGGCACGATCCTGTTGCGCGAGAACCGCGACTCGATCGTTTTCTTGCCGTCGAGTACGAGCTGCATGTAGGGCTCGCGCATGAACGCCAGGTGCACGCGCGGTGCGTCGGTGAGGAGGCCCTTCTCATACTCGCTCACCAGCTGCTCTCGGACGGCGCCAATCAGTTGTTCAAGTTTCACGAGGCACCTCCGAACATCTCGCGCTTCTTTTTCATGATCCACGCCTGCCCCGGCATCGGTTGCTTCGGCAGCTTGCCCAGCCGTCGCAGGCACCGCTTGCACGTCACGCCTTCCATCGTGTCCGCGAAGACGGGAGGGCGCCGGTTCGGTCGAAGCCCCGCGGCCACCTCGTACTCACAGAGAGGCCCAGGCCACCTGGGGTTGTGTGCATGTAGCACGAGGGGCTCGAACCAGGCCACGGCTACACCTTCCCTTTCAAGCGTTCCAGTACGTCCTTGCCGATGTCGGTCTTCGTGTCCTCGATGTCTTCTCGCATCGACACGCCCTGTATGTGCCGGTCCAGGAACTGGCGGATGGACTGCGTCTCGCGCTCCTGCTGGTCCAGGCGCTCTTCGGCGCGTACGATCCGCATCGACATACTGACCACGCCGTAGAGAAGGCACCCGAAGGCAATCGCTCCAAAGAAGAGGGTCATGGCTTCCTCGCTTCGCTGGTGAGTCGCGAGCACATGTTGCGCACCGCGTATTCGTCGCAGGGCACTTCCCGCATCCAGGACAAGCATCCGTCCCAGTACGCCTGCGACCAGATCAGATCGGACACGACAAGTGCCTCTTGGAGCCCCTGCCTTCGCCCGCTCTCCCACAGGTACGCGTTCTGCAACGCCCACACGGTGCGGCGAGCAATCGTCACACCGTCACCTGTGAAGCGCTCGCGGTTCGCATACCTGTAGTCGCTCACCATGACGATCAGAACCGCTACTACTACGACGGCCCAGACGATCCAGAACTTTGTCCACCACAACCGGTCTTCGGCTTCCGGCGTCATAGCTTCTCCTCAAACTGCATGCACTGGCAACCGGACTCCAGACACGGCTTGAAGCCAAGTGGATCGTCGCCACGGCTCGATTGAGAATCCATCTGTTCGTGGATCGAGCACAGATGCCCGCACGCGCACACCCGGACACAATCCGTCCTGCACTGCCACATTTCCTGGTGAGAACATGGTCCTGACCCCGCCTCACCATCACTGGTCGCTCGGTACTCCGACATCGAAGTCTGCACCATCCGCCACTGCTTTGCCGTCAGCGTGATCGTGTAGGCTTTCATGGCTTTCCTCCGGCAGCATCTCGTCGCACTCCGCAGACGGCTGCGCATTGAACGCACCCAGACCTCGTACCCGCCTCGTATCCGGTCCAGTACGCTCGTTCGACCGCAACCTGCTGCTCTTCGGCAATGGTCAGACGAACCTTGTCTGCGTCCACCCACTTCGTCCACGTCGTGTAGTACGGCGGCATGCACCGCTCCATGTACAACGGCTCCGTGTACCAGGAGATGATCTGGCCGACCCAGGACGCCAGAACCGACAGGGCCAGAATCGCAGCGACGCCAGGGATGGCGTGCCAGAATGACAACTGGGTCGGTGGCTTGGGAGCCTTGGGCGGTGCAGTCAAGTCGAATCCGAAGTCGTCCGTCATGTCTCCCCCTGGAAGCGCACCTTGCGCCATCGCGGGCACTCCACGTACTTCGACAAGTGATCCCCCACCCCAACATGATCGCCAGGACTACGAGAACACCCGCCGCGACCATTGTAATGAAGCCACCTGGGGCATCCACAGGTCGCACACGGTTCAAAGGACGCAGCGATCCCGACGACTTCCTTCCCGTCCACGATCAAGGTCATGGCTCCCCCTGGAAGCGCACCTTGCGCCCGTGCTTGCGGAGCAGCAGAGCAGCCTTGCAGTCGCGGGCGTGCGGAAGGCTATCGCGAGACGCCTTCCACCACGTCTCGCACCACGGACACAGGCTGGAGGCTAGGTCCGGGGGGCTGAAGAGGATCACTGATTCGATCGCGTCGAGGGCTTGTTGCAGATCCGATCCTCCGAATATCGGTACGGAGTGCTCGCGCTCGCACGAAGGACACTTGCAGAGAAGCCGACCATTCGCATCTGCCTGCAGCATGACAGGCTTGTCGTGCGTGATGATCTCGGGGCCGAGATCTACCCATGGTTCCTTCTCGTTCTTCATGGCTCCCTCTCCCTCACAACCAGCGAAAAACCCTTGAGCAGCGACGTCCGAATGACCGCAAGGTCGAGCACTTCAAGACCCTTCCTGCTCACCTTCGCCTGCGTGTGCTGTCCCACGCTGACGATCGGCATCGCACCAGCGAAGTCGTAGAAGACGATGCGGACTTCCACGAACTGTGTTTCTTGGATCATGGCTCCCCCTGGAAGCGCACCTTGCGCCCGTGCTTGCGAAGCAGCAGCGCGGCCTTGCAGTCGGCTTCGTGAGCCTCCTCTGGAAGGGCGAAGCACCAGGGACAGCACGGCTCCGGGTGATATCGATCACCGTCGTGTTGCACGTCCTCGATCAGGTCGAGCGACTCCACGAGCGACGTGACGGCCGGATCGTTGTCCGCATCTGCGTGATGTTTCTTGCAGCAGGCGCAGTACGAAACGAGCTTTCCGTTCTCGTCTTGCTAAACGACACCCTTGTCTTGCTCACTCACTTCAGCACCTCGTCTAGCCGAATTTGTGGCGCATCCGGATACATCCCCTCACACAGTTCCGAGCACAGCAGCATGACCGCGTTGTGGACGAACCCGATCGATGTCGCTTTGCGTCGGCCGCAGCCTTCACAGACAGGATCGGGCCGATCGGCGCCGCATGCCTTAACCAGTCGAGCCAGCGTTCTCATCGCCTTATCTCGCTGGTCCCGGAGCATCCTCACGTCTCGGATGACCTGGCCGGGGTAGTCCCACGTGGGCACGTCGCAGATTTTGACGATCTCGTCGAACGCGATCGTGGCGGCGTCTCGGCTGTCCGTCTTCACCATCACGCCCGTTCCGCCCCACTTCCTGCACTGATCCCCGCACCTCTCCCCGTGCCCGCTCCAGGGCGTGTGATTCTCACACCATCCCCGGATGCGACCGTTGTAATGTTCGGCGTGCGTGACCGGTTGCTTGCAGTCGGATGTCCCCTCGCACTTGAGCGACGGAGGATCGGGCAGGGCATCGGACTCGTGCTCGTTGCCGGGTTGCGAGTGCGGCCGGTAGTACTCCAAGAACAGCGTGTCCAGGAGGCGGTCCTGCCGCTTCGTTCCGTCGCTCGTCTCGAACCACACCTCCTGGCGATCGGGCTCGCCAGTGAGACAGCTGGGCCACGCCTCGACGCGGTAGACTCGCACCAGCGTGGTCGAGTTTCGGTGCCGCCACCATCGGCCCACGCGGATCGTGGGGGATTCCTTCGGAGGAGCGGCGGGCTCGCGGACGAAGCGGTAGTCGCAGAGTCTTTTCCCCCCTTCCACGTACCCGTTGCACGCAACCTCGTGAGGGAAGCCGGAGGGCCCGAAGTTGTGCGACCCGCACCGGGGGCACGTGAACTTATCCTGCTCGTCGAACGGGTTGATGGGCATGTCGGTCACCTGATCTTCCACGTGTACTTCGGGTAATTGCTCGCGAGCCAGAGCAACTTGTCGAGCACCCAGATAGCGTCCTCGACATTCCCCCACCCGTTGTCGGGTTCGAGCAGCCAGAAGTCCGTCACGCTCGCGGGCGATGGGTCCTGGAGGCGTTGGATTGCCAGCTGCAGATCGGCCACCGTTTCCTCTGCGCGCTTGCCCGACAGAACGCAGAGTCCTCGGGGGGCGGACACCTTCTCCTTCAGTATCACCTCGCCAAAAATGGAGATGTCCGGATCGTTCATGCGCCGTCCCGTGAGAGCCAGATGAAAGATGCCCGCCAGATTGTAGGTGGGGTCGGGACAGTCGTCGGGCTCTGCCGGAGTCACGCCGCAGTGGGGGCATTTCTCTCCCACCAGCTCGATGTTGTAGCTCATGCTTCCCTCGCAAACTTCGCGTTCAGGATCTCTCCCACGGTCACCAGTACGATCTCCACACCGTCTCGGTGCCGCAGGCACGCCACCTCTTCGATCGCTCCCTTGCCGAAGGAGAACGCGACGATATAGCCCTTCTTCTTGCTGACCCGGCGCATGGCCGACGCGAAGTTATCCACCACGTTGCGGCCGATGCCTTCGGACTGTTTCACCTGGATGGGCTCGTGGAGCATGAACGTGAAGCCGTCGATGCCCTTGTCGCCGCCCTTGGGGCCCAGCGTTCCGTTGAAGCGCTCGCGGACGACCCAGTTCTGAAACTCGAAAGGCTTGAGCGCGCGAAGCTCGGGGATGCTCGTGGGAAGGCCGAGCACGCTGACCTCGTCCGGGCCAGGCTTCACGCGGTTGAGCACTGTCTTGACCGCGGTGGGTGAGATGTCGATCCCGATCCAGGGGCGGCCCAGGCGGTGCGCAACGGCCATGGTCGTGCCGCAGCCGCAGAACGGATCGAGAACTACGTCCGTCGGCCTGCTGCTGGAAGCGATGATCAGTTCCAGCAAGGCCTCGGGCTTCTGCGTCGGGTAGCCGAGCCGCTCCTTCGCCATGTTGTTGATCGCGGGGATGTCCCACGAGTCGAGCATCTTCTTGAGCTTGCCTTTCATCGCGTTGGACGTGGCCTCGACCATCGGCGGATCGAAGAAGTGCTTGTCGGGCATCTTGGAGTACCACAGGATCTCGTCATGCTTGCGAGGCCAGTACCGCTTGCTGCTGCCTCCCAGGCCGTAGATCCACACGCAGTTGTTCAAGAAGTTCTTGATGCCGAAAATCTCGTCCATCCGCACCTTGAGATAGTGGCTCGCATGCCAGTCGCAGTGCAGGTAGATCGATCCCGTCGGCTTCAGGACCCGGTGGCACGCTCGCAGCCGCTCGCCCATCCAGGCGACGTAGACCTCGATGCCGCCTTCCCACCGGTCATCGAACGACCGCTTCTCGCACTCGTCGCCCCAGATGACTTCGTAGTTCCGGTTCGAGAAGAAGGGAGGGTCCAGGTAGATCAGGTCCACGGACTCGGGCTCCAGGCGCTCTTCGAGCACCTGCAAGCAGTCGCCGCAGTAGAGCGTTCCTCGTTTCATTCGTGCGCCATAGCCTTTCTTGCGGTCTCATGCGGAGCCCCGCTCAGGTACACCACCGGGAAAGGCACGCCTGTCAGTTCGGCCAGCAGCGACTGGAGCGCCACGCACACGCCTGGCGTGATGAGCCACCGGTCGCGCACAGCCACCACGATCTCGATTTCTAAGTCGTTGCCAGCGTACCGTCGGCCGAAGTTCGCGCTCTTCGGCTCGCTCACCAGCCCCTCGATGAAACCCATCAGTGCGGCGGCGTGAGCGCTGCTGAGCGCGGGGTATCCTTGCTTGCCCATCAGTCTGGACCTCCTTCCTCGGGTGCGGGAGACGGCGCGCAGTCGCTGCAGAACAGAGGCCCGGGACGCCACGCCAGGACGGGCTTGCACCAGTGGTAGTGCAGCCGGGCGTGCGCCAAGGCCCAGGCCAGGGCGCACGTCTCCGAGCAGAAGGCGTTGGTCAGCTGCTCGTTCACGATCGGGAACGTCCGCGCCGGACTGATGCCACAATGCAGACATCGCACCCGGTTACGGGACCGCTCCGCGAATCGATCAAATGCGCCTCTGTCGCCTTCAGCCATGACCGTCTCCTCAGTCGAAGTTGTCGTCGCCCCCTACTTCGCCCTGCGCTGCCACCGTGGCGGGCTGCGCAGCCGACTGTGGCGTCTGCACGACCGTTCCCACCGGAAGCGCTGCCTGGGCCTGCTCCGCCCTCTGCTCGACCCTCTGGCGGCTCTTGGCCGCCCTCCCCTGCCCGCTCGGCTGCTCGTCGAGCGCGGGCAGATCGGGCAGATCGTCATCGTCCTCGTTCTCGGCAGCTTCGTCGAGCCGCAGCGCGCGATCCATCTCGGTGCTCTTCGGCGCGTCCTTGAGCGAATGGCGCAACCCGGTCTTCCTGTACATCTCCGGCCGGTCCGTACTCCAAGGGCTCGAAGCGTCGCCTCCGCTCGGGGCCCTGCTTCTCACTTGCTCCAGCCGCCACAGCGGCATCACGTGATCTTTGACCGCGCCGCTGGAAAGCTGGATCTGCGTGTAGACCGCGATGACGTTACCGGGCTTCTCTCCGCCCAGGTACGGCACGTAGTGCACGCGATCCTTCTCGCGCCCCAGGTCGATGATGAACACGTCCCGGTCGTAGATCACGTACGCGTCCACACGGGACACCAGGGCCGACTGGTACGCGAGCTTGATCAATCCCTTGTAGCCCGGGATCATGCGCGCGCGCTTCGGGCCGTTCGGGTTCTGCTTGTTGCCGTACCCCAGGATGTAGGCCTCGCCGGCGTAATCCCCGACGCTCAGGCCGATCTCGGCCGCGTGGACGAACGCCCAGAAAACGCTCGTGGGCGAGCACTCCAGCAGCCGGAGGTTTTCATGCATGTGCTTGTTCATCCGCGCCACGAGCGCATCGAAATCCACATGCTTGGGAAGCAGCGGGACAATCAGGCCCTTGGCCCCGTTGATTTGTCCCATGATGTTGGTGCGGTTCTGTGCGACTTTCGCGAGATCAGCCATTGAATCCTCCTGTCAGTACTTCGCCACTTCGAGCACGCGGAAGTTCATCCTGCGCGCTTGTCTCACCAGGTCCCGGGTGCCCGATCCTCCCGGGAACGCGATCACCAGCTGGGGCTGCTCGATCTTGAGCATTCGACCGTTGCGCTTCGGGCCAGCGCTTCGGCCGATTTCCTTCCACTCCGCCTGCGTGATCTCGTACGGGATCTGCTCGACCCCGCGAGCCACCGCCCACTCCTTGGCGAGCTTGTCGGCTCCGTCGCAGTCGCCGTGCGCCAGGCGCTTGATGGGAGTGTCGGCATGGATGGAATCGAGGGTCGCGAACACGAACGCCCGATCCGCGAGAAACCTGCTGCCGCCGACGACTACGTTCACGTCTTTTCTCCCGACCACACGACCTTCTTCGTCCCCGCAGCCCACTCCAGGGCTTCGAGGATGCAAGACCGGCGCACCTCGTTTGACATGCACGCAACCGTGTCGATCGCGGTCATGATCTGGCGGTAGGTCTTGGGCCGCTGGGTTGTGAGCTTGGGCTGGCTGCCCCGCTCCTTGGTGGCCTTGGTAGCCGCGCCCTTGGCATCGGCTCCTCTCCCCGCTCCCTTCGCGAGCACGTCGGTCAGCGCCGCAGCCTGCTTGCTCTCGGGAAGAGCAGCCATCGTGCGCGCTATCTCCAGCGTGATCTTCTTTTCACGAAGCGCGTCCTTCAGGGGGTCGCCCATTTCGAGCACGTCCATGAGCACCTTGAAGCCGCGAGCCTTCATGCTGAAGGCGACCTTGGCCTGCGACTCCGTGTGCCCGTGCGCGAGGTAGCGCCGGAGCTTCTCGGCCCGGGTCAGAACGTCCTCGATGCGCCGGTGTTCGTTGCAGATGACCATGGCCGTTTCGGCTGCCGCGTCGCGCAGGGTCTTCTTGAGCACGGCTCCGACGACCACGCGCCCCTCCTTGGGGATGCCGGACTGCGACTGGCGCTTCCACGCCTCCCTGGCAGCGAGAACGCGGGTGCGGCCGTCCACAACCTCGACGATCGCCCGACCGTCCTTGTTGGTGCCGTTGCGACGGATCACGATGGGAACGAGCACCCCGTGCTCCAGGATGCTCAGGACCATTTCTTCTGGCGGCTTGGCGTGCACGGACGGATCGAAAAGCGGATGCGTCGGGTCCGTGACCAGCGTCAGGTCGTTGGGATTGTAGACCAGCGTCTGGCCCCGGGTTTGCGCGCCGTACTCATCATTGCGCGCCATCTTCGCCTTGCGTGGTGCTCTCGCCTTCCTCATCAGAACTCCTCCTCGTCCGTTCGTTCGCCTTCTGCAATCCCATCGGATCCGTACACCGTCACCCGCATGCCCCTGCGCGGAGGCTTCCGGTGCTTGTCCAGCTGCGCGGCCGTGATCCCTAGTTCAGCGGCCAACGCGTACACGTCAATGTTTCCTCTGCTGCTTGCCCAGAAGGCCTGGAAGCGTTCCGCCCGAATGCCCGGAGCTTCGGCCACGATTTGCTTGAGCGTCTGCAGGCAGATTTTCTGCTGGTAGTTGGCTTCTTTAGCGGCTTGTCTCGCTCGCCGGTACCGCAGCGCGATCTCTTCGGCTCCCTCGGGCGCTGGCACCAGGTTGTCGAAGCGCTTCGGAAACAGCCGCTTCATCATGCGCTGGTAGGCCTGCTCCGCCACGCCGGCCGGCGCGGGGGCCGGGGGTTGGGGAGGCTCGGGAAACAGCCGGGCCTGAAGCCGGTCGTAGGATGCCGATCCGTCTGGGGGCGGCTGGACCCTGGCGAGAACGTGCTCTCGCCAGAAAGCGTCTCCCAGCTTCACCAGTGCGTCGATGTACGGCTGGTCTCGGTCGATCCTGAAGTGGCGAAAGGTCGTTCCCCCCAGCAGGGCGGCCACGTCGCACCTAGTGTGTTCCAGGACGAACATCTGCCACTGGACCTGCACGTACACGTACGAGGGGATGCGATCGGCATCTTCGTCGGCATCCAGGGACGTGTCCCACTCGCGCATCATCCGGGGGCCGACGAGCTTGCACTCCAGAAGCCACTTCTCGTACTTCTCGGGCCAAATCCCGTGCACCAGGCCCGCGTGCGATATCTGCTCGCCTCGGTCCAGGCACATCACAAATCGATCAGGCGTAGCCAGCGCCCACTCGCACGTGGGGTGCCGGAAGGTCTTGTGCCTGCTCTGGACGACCCGGAGAACCTTTCCTGGCTCCGGAGCGGCCGCCATGCAGTATCGCCGCGCCAGGGCGGCCTCGAAGACGTTCCCCGTCTCCGCCTCGTTGGTGGGCCGCTGGCTGCGCTCCAGAAGGACATCCAAGGGGCACGTCTTGTCGTCGTAGACCCCGGCCGGCCCGCCGAAGGGGTTCTCGCCCGAGATCGAGGCCATGTCCGTGGCCGTCAGGCCCGTCTGGCGCATCTTGATCTGGGCAGCTGTGAGCATGCAGCCACTATACGCATGCGCAACGTGCTGTCAACAACAGATGCGAACTTTCTTTGTTGCACCTGCGTAAAGCTTCAATCATAGATGAATGCGCATAACCGGCCTGTCTGCGATTGGAAGCTGGTCGCGTTTCCGCACAACAAGAGGAGCACTCTGTTGCATGAGCACAAAGAGAAATCACTTGACAATCCGCCCGGCCCGACGCAACCTACCGCCATGCTCACCAAGGACACAACCTGCGTTCCGGCGATCGCTCACATGGCCGAATGGCTGGTCGGAGATCGCTCCCAAGGGTGGCTCGCGACGCTTCTCGGGGTAGCCCGTCCCACCGTCTACCGATGGTGCCAAGGCGAAAACGCTCCCGAACCCCACCAGCGCCGAGCCATTCACGATCTATCGAAAGAAACGGTCCATTTCGACGACTGGTACACCGACGATCAACTCAGAGCGGCCTACGCCCACAGCCGCACGCGCAAGCGCCGTCTCGCGCGCCGGGGCATCGAGGAGCAGTCATGACCGAGCAGTTCCGCGTGGGATCGATCTGCATGGAAGCCCTGGTCGATGGTGCCAACGTGACGTACACGGCCAAGACGAACTTCGGTCTGTGCGTCTCGGCACCGACCATCGGCGAGCTTCTCCAAACCCTTGCCGACGTGACCAAGGCCAAGCCGACGCTCAACGACCCTCTTCACGTCATGGAAGGCGTCGATGAAGTGGTCGAGTGCCTGGCCCAGGCCAGTCCCGAACAGATGAGGAACCTGCATGCAGCGCATCCGCTGACGGCGACGGAAAAAGGCGTCACGCCCCTGGTCATGCAGGATTCCTTTAACAGCAAGGAAGGCACGGCCCTGCTCCAGCTTCTTGGAGCGCCCGCTTCCGTCCGAAATGCAGCCATGGAGGCCCGGGGGATGACTATTACCGTGGAGCCAGGAACGCTTGCCGGAGAGCGTCAGGTGGTCACTGTTACCAGGCGATCGACGGTGGGCGAGGAAAACTGGTCTTACGCTTTTGTGAGCGTTCCCATTGCCGTGCAGTTCGAGGACGGGATCGTGCAGCTGCGGGCCGAAGTCATCTCGACCCGTTGCTGGTTCAAGGATCAGGGTCTGTGCGCTGAGTGCGAGGGAATATGCCGGGGAGGGCATGGCAAGCCGGAGCGAGACAACATCGTCGAACGCCTTCCCCCGAAGGCCAGGGTTGTGGGCTCTCCTACGCCGCTTGCTCAGCTGATGGCCGACTACCGCGCAGCCGCAGTCGAATCATTCAAGAGGCTTTCCCCTAACCCTCACGCTGGAGTGAAAGCTGAAGCGATCGCTCCGCTTCTGGCGTACCTGGCCGGGATGATTCGCTTCCTGGTGAAGAACGGGATCGACTGCCTTCCTGACTCCGATCTCGCGTGCCCCTGGTACGTGGTGGGATGCTCGCTCGCCAACCAGTACGGCCTGACTGAGTCGAGCCAGATCGCATCCTTCGGCTTGACCGCGATCGACGAGTGGGACGGCTTTGCGACCGTGATGGAGCCGGAGGGAGCACACATGCTCCGCAGCACCCCTCCCCCGGGAAACAACTAGCCATGAGCGATCCCAACGACGACTTCATCATGCCGCCAGACGAGGGCGCGAAGCTGCCAGCGGCCAAACCCCCTCCGCCCAAGCCCCCGCCCGCGCCGGTCGTCTTGCCCTCGTGGGCGCACAGGATCGTCGCGTTCGACACCGAGACCACCGGAACGGACGACGACGCTCGCATCCTTGAATTCGGTGCCGTACTTTGGGAGGATGGCGTCAAGGTCGTTGACTGGGCGTTCTTCGTGAACCCCGGCTCGATAGACACGACCGACGCCCGGGTTGTGGAGGCGCTTGGGGTCAACGGTTTGACTGTCGCCGACATCGCAACAGCGCCAACATTTGCCCAGAATTTCTGGCTCGTGAGGCACGTCTTTCACCAGGCGGCCGTTCGCGTGGCCCACAACGCTCGATTTGACCAGCGCATGCTTCAAGTCGAGATCACCAGGTGCCTCGCTGCCGGCACGATCAAGCCTTCCGAAGCTTCCCTCGACGAAATCGAAAGCGAGCACAAGGTGATTCTGGACACGATGGCGCTCGACATCGTGCTCAATCCGAGCGCAAAGGGAAGGGGATTGGCCTCGGTAGCAGAGAGGTGGGGGGTCGGCGACTGGCACAAGCACCGGGCCAAGGGCGACGCCTACGCGGCCGGTCGCATCCTTCTCGCCATGGCACCGAAGCTGCCTCACAGGCTCGAAGAAGTGCTGCCTGCGATGAGGCAAGCGCAGATCAAGCACGACGAGGCCGTGGCCGCTCGAAGGGCGGAAGCTGCGGCCAAGGGCGGAGGTGCAAAGTGAGAAAGGTTCGAGTTCGATGCACGTACGAGATTGAAGTGGAAGTCCCCGACGACGAAGAAGGTGGGTACAGCGCGCAGGAGGACATCGAGGAAAACCACTGCCCTGGCACCGGGAGGGTTGGGGCCATGTTTGATACTGTGTACGCGCATCACGAGAAACACGGAACTTGCTGGGGGTGCACACTCAACGGCAAGAACAAGATCATCTTCCCTATGCCTGCCGCACCGGAGAAGCATCTCGGCACCCCGGGTTGGGAAGCGCGGCTCGCTAACGACCTCCGCGCCCTGTTCAAGCTCTACGGTCTCGACCCGGGAGGGCCGGCGTTCGGATCGTTCATTTCGGCCATGGAAGCAACTCTAACCGGCGGCAAGCCCGGAGCGAAGGCGTGAGTGCAACAGAAAGTCGGACACCCATGAAACTGTCGATTCTAATTTCGATGCTCGCTGCTCTTTCAGCGTGCTCATCTTCTGATTCGAGCCCCAAACCGGCCGCAAACACCTACACCGTTTACGGAGTTTGCGAGGACGTTATGAGCGTTCTGTGCACCAAGCTCGTGCAGTGCGGGCTGAGCCTGTCTCCGGGGCAATCCTGCGAGAGCCCTACCCAGGCCGAGGTCACCGACTGCTGCAAAGGAGGGTGCAACACTCCGGCCACGGGATACTGCAACGATTGCATCCACGACTTGGGAGCCATCTCGTGCGCGAAGCTTCTGCCCGGCGGTCCTTCGGGATCGCAACTGGACATGCCGCCGACATGCATCGGCTGCGCGTACTAGCCCATCCTCCGCTTCTTGCCCCGCCTTCTCTTGTTGCTCCGCGACCTCTGCTGCATCTGCTGCTGCGCCTGCGTAGTCTGCTGAACTCGCGCCGGCCGCGCAGGGACCATGAACGACGGCAGGACAGGATGCAGCGCCGCGCCCAGCCCCGCCAGGGCGTCCGAGGGCGTGGGAGAGCAACTGAGGAAGGCCCAGATGTGTTCGGCCCACCCCGCGTATCCTCGCCCCGTCAGATGGATTCCGTCCACCTGGGGCAAGGGGAGGTTCGCTGACGGAAAGCCGTCAATGCCTGCGGCTCGAACGCCAGCGCTCACGCGTTCGGGGAAGGGAAGCTTCGGGGGCAGCACCCAGACCAGCTTGGCGCCGGTGCTCGCGATCCAGTCTCGGATCTGCACGATCTGGGCGGCGAGTCTCGACGTCTCCGCGTTTCCCTTGGAGTCGTTCGTCCCAAGGCTCACCAGCACGACTGTCGGCTGAAAAGAAGCCATCAGCGCCTGCAGCTGCGATTGGCGTGGCTCGCTGAGCCACTGCGCCATGCTCGTGCTCGTTTCGGCCTGGGAAGTGAAATCGCATCCTCCCTGCTTGGCGACCGATCGGAACGGAGCCGAGAGACCTACGGCCAGGCTGTCACCGAACAGCAGCACCCGGTCTCCCGGCCGCACCGAGACGTTGCACACGCCGGCTCCTTGTCGCATCGCGTACACGATGCCGACGCCGGTGAGCATCAAGATGCCGCCGAGAAGCCAGGGGGTTGAGGCGCGGTAGTCCACGGGCCTATGGTACGTCGATAGGCAAGCGGCGCACAACCGCGCTCAGCCGAAATGACCTAAACCAGCGAGAACTTGGCCCCTATCCCCCTCCCACGCGACCACCACCCCACTGGTGAACCTCCCCATCCCGAAGGATGGGGCTTCTCAGGCTTGAGCCTGAGCTACTTGCCGGGGTTCCGCCGGAACTACCCGTGCTGCCACGGGATACTTGCGAGTCGGCCTCACAAACATGATGTTTGTTGCAACCTCGGGAGACGGGGCCATCCTCCCGCGCAACCCGATTCGTCGAATGTTCGTAAAACCAACCACGTCGCGCGGGACCACTAGTCCGCACGCACACCGAAAGACTCGCCCACAGCGGCGACGCTCCCCGCATACCGGACAGGTCTGCGAGGTGTACGGCTCGGGGATTTCCACAGCTCCCGAACACTTGTAATCTAGCAACGCGATTATTTTCGCGTTGCAGGCCTGAGACACTTGCTGAGCTTGTTTTTTTCCTAGTTTGTCGCCAGCGCCGTTGAATGGCTTTCCCACCACTGCACTGGCGCGCGGGAAGGCGTCCGCGACGATTCTCGTCGCCTTGTGCGTGATGTCTCGGATACGGAACTGCGCTTTGTCGAGCATGCGATGTTTTCTGCGTTCCAGTCGCCTCCACCGCCGCGAGCCCTTCGTTCGCGAAGATTGTGCCGACCATATCGACGCGAGCTTCTTGGCACGCCACTGCACCGTGGCCTTGGCTTCTCTCCCACTCACCAGTACGGCGCGCTGGTCGTCGCCTGCCGCGATCAGCGTATTCACGCCGAGATCCACCCCTATCACGCCCGAGACGTGGCGCACATCATCGGCTATCTCGCACGAGATAAGTACTCGCCCGAAAGCCACCTGTACTTCCATCAATCGTCCCGGCAGCGTTAGCGTGCTGGGTATCTTTACACGCAGCGTACCGCTCTTGCCATTTGGCAAAAACAAATTTCCATCGCGAATGCGGGCACCCTGATTCGTGTACGTGACGTCGTGATACTTCGGAAGTCGACATGGGTAGCGAGCGTCGGCGTGACCCCGCTTGCGCAGTTGCGTCGCCGAATTCACGGCTTCGCAGAATTCCGTAATGATCTGTTGAACGCTCTGCGCTAGCAATCCCGGATACCGCTTTTTGCCCCAGCGCTGCCAGCGAGAAAGTGACGGCCATTTCCAGTTAAGCCGACGAAGACGCGCGTGGCGCTTGACGAGATCGCACCAAAGACGAGCAGCCTCCTTGCGACTGGCCGTGAACGTCGCCCAAGCGGCTTTTCCGTTTGGAGTCCACGCGATCTCGATGTTTCTGTGCGACACCACTCATGTCTACCACGCCATATAAATAAGATCCAGAACGATCTGGCTCAGCAGGACAGCCGCTCGAAGTGCATCCCGTCGGGCCTTCCGGTGTAATCCCCTCCCCAGCGCCAGCCGAGAGACTTGGCGATCAATGCGAGGTCTTGCACGCTGCCGTACTCGCCGGATGCCGCTGCCGGGCTGCCCATGGGGTTCCATTGCGCGTTGATGTCGAATGCTGTGGCGAACGCGTGGTTGGAGAGACTGGTGCGGCTACCTCTCACGAAGCGCGGGTTCCAAGAGCCGCCCCATGTGATGATCTGTCCGATCAGCCCAGCCTGCTCCCAGGCGTCGAACAGCTGCACCAGCTGGTCAGCGCATTTCCGGTGCCAGGCGACGTTCTTGCCCAGCTGCGGGATCGGGACGCTCACGACATTCGCTTCGGCCCAGCCGTTGGTGATCTTGATCGCCTCCGGGTTGTTCGACTGCGGGTCTGGCACGAATTCAAGGGGCCCGAAGTTCGCCTGCGACTGCGCGTTGGCTGTCCCCCCGGTTGTGCCGGGGACCCCAACGGGGAGTGCCGCCAGGGCGTTTCGTTCCAGCAGGTACGCGATCACGGGCACCGCCACGATCACGCCGCCCGCAATCATCACCCACTTCCACTGCACTTCCATGGTGCACATGGTACGCGCACTCCCGCGATCGCCACAACGCCGCTATCCTCGGGGACATGCTCATCGCCCCGAATACCTGGCACAACCCCTGCGGCGTGCCCTACCGCTGGCTGCCCGACGGCCGCTTTGAAGTGGAGGGGGCAGGCTTCCCCGCCTGGGACGCAGCGGGAGCGCACGGCAAGCAGATCGCGAAGATTTGGGAAGACTGGGGCGTCCCGATCCAGGCCGCCGCCGACAAATACTCGATCCCGACCTCGTGGCTGGTCGCGATCATGAAGATCGAGACGGGCGGCAACCCGAAACTGTGCTCGTCTGCTGGCGCGTGCGGGTTGATGCAGTTCATGCCTTTCACCTGCAGAATGTACGGCCACCCCGACTGCTCGTACTACATGTCGAACCCGGCCGATCAGATCCCGGATGCGGCCGACGTGATCCTGAAAAACACGGCCGCGCACGGAGGATGCGTTCTCTCGGGCGTCAAGGCCTACAACGGTGGCAGCGCGTGCAAGGACACCGGTATGACTTCGGGCCCCGGCATTCTGGGCATGTACGGCCAGAACGACTACGTCGCGAACTTCGTGCGCGCGGCCAACACGTTCGCCAACATGGGCCTGGCCCGACCAGCCGTGGGCGGAGAAGTCGGAGTGGGCATGCAAGCGGGCGTCGTCGTTTTCTGCCTCGCCACGGTGGGATTCTTCTTCGCCGACATCCATTGGGATATCACCGGGCGAATTTGGGAAGCTTTCGGCGGCCCACCCCGACGGTAGGTTGCGCCTGGCGAAGCATCATGCGATGCTTAGCACGTGCCAGACACAATCAATCACATGCATTTGAAGCGGGGTTTCAAGGAAGTATTCGAGCGATACTACCCCGCGGACGTGGCTGATTCTCTTGCGGTCATGCACGCGCAGCTGCACATCGAGTTCGCGCGCGGACTGTCGGCCGTTCCGGTCGCCGAAGGAGACGTGCGCCTCACGATCACGGCGGAGGGCAGGGGAGGCAATCACCTGTCAGGGCCTGGCTACCAGCGAGCGCGCGTCGCCAAGTCGCTCCGCAAAGCCCGAAACTCGGACGCTCGCGGGCCTGCCTGCATGCAGGACACGTCTCCGGACATGATCCGGTCCGAGCTTCGAGATTTCATGATTTCGATCGGAGCGCCCGTTTCGCTGACCGAAGCGCACGATCACCTTCGGAGCTTCGGCGTGAGCCGGTTCCGGGTTCGGATGGCGATGAAGTGGCTGGAATCGATGGGAGTGGTCAAACGCGTGGGCAGCAAGACGAAGTTCGCGAAGTACGAGATGGCGGACGAATTGCCCGCGGATACCGCGACCTCTTAGCGATCGTTGAAAACCCCGCCTGCACCGGTCACTACCGTGTCGTTCCTGTCGCGGATGGCCGTCTCGGTGACGATTACCACGGGCGGCTTGGTCAGCAGGTCGATGCCCTCGCACTTGTGCTCGATCGCGAGCTTGGTGAGTTCGGCCACGGACACGGCCGTTTCTAGATCCTCGGCGCTCATGTCCTTGAGCAGGTACACGGTGCGATCGATGGCGCGGATCCGGAAGGCCACCAGGACGTTCAAAGCGTGCTGCAAGACGCGTTGAAGCAGCATTTCCTGGGCATCGACCACTTCGATCGTGGGTGCGGGCTCCGACTGCACTTCCGCGATCTCCGCGGGCACTCCGGCTTTCGCCAGACCCGGCTTCTCCTCACTCTGCTGCGTCATCGGCCGCTCCCTTCTTCGTTGCCACGTCCTTTTCCAGCAATGGAAGCCCTAGCACCATCGCTTCGTAGACAACAGTCGCCCGGCCAACTTTCCTCGCGCGCCCGAATGCTCGCTCCTTGGTCGCGAGCAAGTCTGCTGCCCTGTCCAACCGCTCGGTGAATTCGCTGGTGATTCTGAGCATCACCGTCGCCTCGTAGGTTTCGCGCTTGGGGGTCTTCGTCGATTTCTTGCTGGTCGCTGCAGACATGAGACGTGCGTATCACGTGCTAGACGTGCCGTCAACATCGCGCTTTGTCAGAGCTTGACGCATGCTGCGCACGCGCGTAGTTTCCGGGGATGCGACCTGGCACCCTCGCGAAGATGATCAAGGACCAGCCCGTTCCCATCACGTGGGCCCTTCTTAACCTGCCCGCTCGGCTTCCCAAGGGCTGGGCCCGGGTTGAGAACTGCCACGACGGGGGGATGTACGAGCGCGATGACGGCCTGTGCGCGCGCGCTGTTGGCACCCAGGACGCTTCTGGCAAGAGGTGGTGGCATCTGATCGTCGGCCACCGGGACGGCAAGCCCGTGAGGCGCTCTGAGTTGAACCTGCTCCATCGCATGTTCTACCCGGAGCACGCGATCGTTTTGCACGTGATGATGCCGTACGGCTGCGCAGGCAAGCACGATCAGGACCCGGAGCAGGAAGGCGTCGAGCACCTGTGGTGGGCGATCGACGGAGACTCTCCGCTGCCGGACGTTGGCACCTGGCTGGACGAAGCCTGGATCGAAGGGGGTTGACGGCAAAGGGGTAGGCGCGTAGAATGATGACTCATTCCCTTCGCGTCAGGCGTTCGCCTTCGCCTGGGCTGAGGCCCGCGGCTCTCATCGGCTTCGGGGCTTTGGCTTGTTCGGAAGGCCCGCTTCTTCCCAAGCATCGTCGTCCGCCAGGTCAATTCCGGCGCCGTAACAGGCTTCGCACACGTCCTCGTAGACCACGCAAAGGCCGATCCACGGGTCCCAGTGCCGGACCCAGACCTTTCCTCGCCCTTCGCAAGCTCGGCAGTCGCTCAAGCGTACGTCCAGCGCTCTCCGGCAAGCTCCACGATCACCGTCGGGTCGTCCTCGTCGGCCTCCAGCAGGGCCTGCTCGTCCTGAACCTTCGCGAGCACGACCGGGCCTCGCTTGTTCTGCATGTACATCGCTCCGCGGACCATGTTGTAGTCCACGTGCTGCATGGCCTCCTCGCAGGCGTCTTCCCAGCCCGGGGTTCCTGGTGAAGCGCCGCAGATGAGCGCGGTAATTTCCGCGAGCTTTTCGTAGTCGTAGGCAACGACTTTCTCCCCCTTCGAGTTTTCGACACAACCGACAATGGCCGCGTCGTAGTCGCACGGGTCAAAGAGTAGGGCTTCTTCGAGAACGTCGGCCAGGGCCATGAGGGATTCGGGGAGGCGGCTCATGCGCACACGCTATCGGTGTGCTGAGCACGTGTCAACCATGGCGGCGAGAGTAAGCGACGCAGGCTCCGATGCCGAGCACTCCGACGCCGAAGATGATGGCGGAAACCATCGCGTGGGCCTCGATCCATGCGAGATATCCCGGGGTGACATCCATTGCCTCTGATGGTGCGCGCGTTCGGACGCACATGGTCTTGCCGGTGGCCGGGTCCCCCCAGAAGTGCCATCCCACCTGCTTCGCCAGGCTTTCGGGGAGCTTCGGACAGGATGTTGGGGGGCAGGGAGCGCACGAGATCGTCGGCGGGCAGTCGGGACAGTTGGCCGGGAGGCTGTCAACCACGACGTCCGTGGGGCCAGGCGCCGGGGTGAGAGGAGCGGCCGCTCCCAATCCAAAGATGCCGCCCCGACCTGGGCCTTTCGACCCCGCCGCGCGCCCCGTCATCGCCACCTGAGAGTCCCACACCGGCAAAATAACCATGCTCGCCATAAACCCATCCTACCCGCACCGCTTGCTTCCCACGAGAGCGCCGCCGGCCAGCGCCCGCCACCGTGAACGGGCCGTGTTGACTTCACGACCGGCCCTGTGTCACCACTTCGGCCATGGACCCCACAACCTTGAGTACATGGATCTTCACGACCATGGTTGCGTTGGCCCCTCCCGGCCGGCCCACATTCATCACCGCTGCCAAGGAAAGCGTAGAGGACGGTAAGCAGCGGTACACGGAAATCGCAGAGGTAATTCGTAGAGTCGTTCAGGATCCTTCGGAGGAACCGGTTCTTTCTCGGAAGTTCACTGCTTCGCTGCTGATTTCGCTCACTTTCCACGAGTCTGCCGGCTGGCGCCGGGACGTGGACTTGGACATCGACCGACTTCGACTCGCAGGCACCGGATGGCAGGACCACGGTCGATCCTGGTGCATGGGCCAGCACAACTTGGGACTCAAGATGCTTCCCGGAGGGGGCTACGACAGCGCCGAACGCACATCTGAAGGTTGGAGCGGTCGGGACCTGGTCCAGGACCGGGAGAAGTGCATCCGGGCCACCCTCCACGCTGCCCGACGCTCGTTCTCATCCACCCCAGGATTGCCTCTCGACTACCGTCTGGTCATCTACGCCGCCGGCAACGCCACGAGCGAAGACGGCCGAAACAAGAGCGAGCGGCGAATCCGGTTGGCGAAGAAGCTCAACAACAAGCCGATGCCCGCGCCGCCCGCAATCGAAGTGGCCGCCACCCCCTCCGGGCCGGTCGCGACCCTCTTGCCCTCGCCGTAAGCATGTGATACGCACGGGCCATGCCCGCTGCTGGTTCTTTCCGAAAGCTTGTTCGACACCTGCGTGAGCAGGAAGCCTCGCTCTCGCTCAGCATCCGGCACGTTCGGTTGCTTCCGGTGACCTTTGTCGGTGGGAGAGCGCCTCGACCCTACTACTACGCAGGCGTCGAGATCGGCGGCACGGTGTACAACGTGCATATCAACGCAGAAACCTTCAAGAAGTGCATCGACGCCGGGGTTGTGAACATCCACGAGGAAGGCAAATGAGCGAGCCCGCCAAGATCGAGGTCGAGCACAAGTTCACGTGCGAAAACTGCAGGAAGATGCTCATCGTATCGACTCCGGCGGGCGCGGAGGAAGCTCAAATGATTGCGGCGTCCGTCTACGGCTGGTGGTTCGAGATGGGCACGAACAAGCCCGTGTGCGGAGGGCAGTGTGCGGCGGCCTGGAACGAGAAGAGAGGACTGTCTCCCACAACGATGGTGAACTAGCGATGCCGACCTACGACTACGAGTGCTTGGATCCTGACTGCGCGCACAGCTGGGAGCAGGAACAAAGCATCAAGGAAGATCCCGACAAGGTGTGCCCGAAGTGCAAGAAAGAAAGCGCCCACAGGCTGATCTCGTCCTGCAACTTCGCGCTCAAGGGCGGCCGGTGGGGAAGCACGGGGTACAAGTGATGATGACCGCGGAGAAAATGAGCGCTATCGAAGCTGACGTGCGAGAGCACTTGAAGCAGCCGTACGACACCGTCGCGCAACGAAAAAGCCGCCTGGCTGCGTGGCACTTCCTGGTTCCCGGAGCGCCGGGCTGGATGTGGCGAGTTGAATCGTTCGCGGAGGACGGTACAGCCAAGGTGCAGGTCTGTCGGTGGCTGAGCGTGAAGCCCGTCGGCAAGACGCTGTGCGAGGTGTTCGCCGCCGAAGAAGCCGCGAAAGACGCCCCTCCGAAATAGCCGTTGACGCAAAGCTACGCACTTGCTAAGCATGTGCGATGCGATGCCCCCTCGACGATCAATCGCCGCCCCCCACCGTTCCCCCCAAGCCGACGAAATGCGTCTGGTGCAACCAGGCCGTTGAGAAGGGCCGCCGGTTGAGCATCGGCGAGGAAGGGCGCGAATTCTGGATCCACGATGCGTGCTGGGATCCCTACCGCTCCATGATGGAAGGGGGAGGCTGACCATGACGCAGAAAAGCCCGCACAAGAAGAAGGCGCGCGCTCTGCAGGAACGCACGGGATGGGCCTACCAGGAGTGCCACCGCTGCGTCACCACGATGACGCCGGAAGCGATCGAAGCGTTGATTTCCGTGCGCAAGGGCATGGTGAAGCAGGGGATCCCGCCGGAGCACATCGACGCCATGGTGAGCAAGATGCTGGCGAATCCTGAGATCGAAGGAGATGATCAATGACGTTCAAGTTGGAAGGCTCGTTCATTCAGCGCATCGGCGTGGCCCAGATTGCCAAGGAACGGGAGCGATACGAAGAGAAGGTGCGAGAACTCAGCGTCCCTCCCATCCCGAGCCAGTGTTGGTGCAAGCGCTCTCACATGTCGCAGAAGGACTGGCAGATCCTGTCGGCCGCTGTGACGAAGGCGGGCGTGTCCGCACAGGCGGTCGTGCAGGCGGACTGCATCACGATCACCGGCACCTCCATCCACCATTTCGTAGGATGCGTGATGCTGGGCGACGGGGACACGCCCGATCGATGTTTGGTGTTGCACGCATCCAGCAACGGCCAATCCTACAAGGGCGACGGGGAGAGGTTGCACGTCGGGCTGCGGGCTTTCACGCGCGCATGGAACGAGTGGGCGGCAGGAGACGTGGAGCCGCTGGAGAACGCGCTTCTTCGGTGGGCGATCGATTACGAGAAATCGATCCTGGGGAGCAGGGTGAACGATCCGGTTGCCTGGGCGCGAAAGACAGGCTTCTCCGTGAGCGAAAGTTTCGCCATCCTCGACAGGGACACCGATATCAGGCTGGCGCGCATGGTGCGGGCCCTCGCCAGCAAGGCGCGACCGGGCATCTTGGATCCAGTGGAAGGCGAGGGACGCTTCGACAATCGCCCCTTCATCCTCTCGAATTGCAACGCCGAAGTGCTTAGAGAAACGCCGGCAGACGGCCCACTGTGGCAAGTGCACATCAACGTGAGCGACAACTGCGGTCGCCAGAGAGAAGTGCGCGTCATCGCTCCCGACGGACTTCTCGCCCGGTTGTGGGAAGAGGCGGTCGTGATGGTGGGAGGCTGATATGGGAACCTTCTCGTGCGCGTACTGCGGAAAGGTGCTCGTGGGCGCGGAAAATCACTCTGGGGAGTGCGCGCAACGCCAGGTGGAAGCGATGTCCGAGAAGCTTCGCGCGGAGTCGAAGGAGCAGGTGACGGCCATGGCCGCTCTGCTTCGCGAGCACATCGATCGGGCGCTGATGAAAGGAGAGAAGCGCTTCGTGAAGTTGGAAGACGAGGCGAAAAGGCTCCGCGCCGACTGGCGCGACGAACTCGTGCACGCCATGCCTGATGTTGAGCCGATGGAGCAGCACGAGGCAGACGTGTTGCACGGGATTCTGCACAGCACTTCAACCGAGACTCTTACCAGCGTAGCCAAGCGGCTGATGAGGGAACTCGATGTTTGCCAGCAGCACGAGAAGGATCATGCCTTGGTCGTGCAATCGCTCAAGAAGCAGATGGCAGACGGGTTCGCGGCGCGAGATCACAGCTACGCTTGCCTCGTCCAAACGCAGCGCAGTCTGTTCGGCGCGATCGGGGAGGCCTTGGAGCCCGGCGCAGGCAACGCCCCGGTTGTGGTCGATGCCGCAATCGCCGACGTGCAGGAACTTCGACACCTCCTCGACGAGAGCGAACGCCGGTACGGAGCGGCGGCCGATGAGCGCAACAAGCTCATGTCGCAGGTGAACGATCTACGCCGACAAATTCAGGACGCGATGACGGAAGGGTGCTGAGCACATGGAACTTTTCAGAGCAAACGTGACCGTCGGATTGGGCGAGCCGGTGCAGGGGAAGAAATGCGTCGCTTTGTCGATGACTCTTCCTGAAACCGGCGGCATGGCGGTGGCGTACATGGATCGAACGGAAGCGTGCGCGTACGCTGCATCGCTCGTGTACTGGGCGAAACTCGTGGGGCCGGATGCGAAGTCGTCGAAGGCCCCTGGACCGGAGGAATGGGAACTGACAGGTGCCGCGTTGCACAGCGTGAGGGTCGAGCTTGCCGAAGCGAAGTCGGCGCTCGAAGCAAACCAGAAGGCTTGGGGCCGCGCCCAAGAGGAAATGCAGGATCTAAGAGACAAGCTCGCGTCCACGCAGCGCGCGCTCGACGACGAGCGATCGATGCACCAGCGGGACCTCGATGGGTTGTGGCAAGCGTCTGTGGGGCAGGCCTGGGGGCAGCTGACGCCCAAGGGTCACGAGGTGGCGAAGGCAATCGATCGCCTGTTCACAAACGCCTCCTACTTCGAGGGCCTGTGGAAGAAGTCGGGAAGCCCGAGCCCCGGCTCCCCCTCGCCGCAACCCGTCCAACAAGCGAAGGATGAGCACGTCGAGCGCCATGCTTTCCTTCACAAGGCGATCGACGAGTTGGTGGCGAACTACATGCTTTGCACCGGACGACGCATGGGCAATTCGACGGTCGAGGACCTTGTGACGTGGAGCCACAAGCAGACGCTGAACCCGACGGAACACCGCGCAGTTGAGCCCGCCCCCGAAGGCCTGAAGGGCTGGTGCTTCGCTGCCGGTCCCCGGCAGATGCTGTACGCGAACAGTGACACGCTTCAAGAAGTCATCGAGGGTGGGCAACGCTACACGGTCGTCACCGGCGTCTGTCTCTCTACATCGGCCGGTGGCCGCTTCGACACGGTCCTCGACGTTCTACCGATCGATCCAAACGCCACGTTCCGATGCGCCGGTTGTGGCCTGGTCTGGCCCGTCTCGCACGGAGCGGGCGATGACAGCCCCGCCCTTTGCGACCCCTGCGCGAACTGGAAGCACGAAGAAAATCGTGTCCGTGCGCTTCGATCCACGCTGATTGACGTAGGGCGAGCGATCGGTGCGAGCCTGTCCGATTCGGTGTCGGACGAATTCCTTCAGGGGCTGGTGGGAGAGGCAACCACTTGCCAGACCACGATCGAGGTACTGAGAGAACGCGTCAAAGAACGCGACGAAGTCCTGAACGCGCTCACGCAGGACGCCCGCAAGCTCGGCTGGGACCTGCAAGTCAACGGCAGCCTGGGACAGTGGATGCACAACCGCCACGACCTCGTTCGGCAGTTGGATGAGAAGCTGAGGGAAGCTCGCGCCGACGTTGTTGCAGCTGCCGGAGAACTCCTGCTTCCCGTCCCCGAGCCAGGCACCAACATGGCGAAGGCTCTGGCCGCGATCACGATCATGCGAAGGGAGCGAGACACTGCACGCGAGATCATTCGCCTGTCACGCAAGCTCGTGGACGGCCAATTCTTCCTCGTCCGGCCATGCGACACCAACACGCCCGATCAAGACAAGATTTTCGACCAGTGGGTGCACGCCGTTGTGGAGACGCGAAAATGAACGCTCCGACCGCGGAACAGCTGGAAGAACTCAGCCGCACCTTCGTGGATTGGATGGGGGCGCCTTCGCGCGACAAGCACCTCCGCCAGCAGCAGTTCCTGGCGAAGATGACCCGCTTCGGTGGCGCCGCGCTTTCGATGGCTCGATCGTTCTTGAAGGCGGGTTTCCTCGTGGAGTTGGAGCAGCTTCGCGAGGACTACAAGAACACGATCCGAGCGAATGTCGAGATGGGCGCCAAGCTCGTGGACGCGCTCGTGTCGGCCAAGAGCGCGGAAGCCGAATGCGAGACGTTGCGAAGGTGCCGAGACATCGATCGCAAAGACATAGAGCGGTTAGAAGCTCACATAGCCCGCGAGGCGCAAGGGCCAGATCCAGACGGCCCGTCGCCAGCGTTCGAGCGTTGGCGGTGCAGGGCGCACACGGCGGAGCTTGTCTCCAACAGGCTTCGATCGCTCGTGAAAGAAGCGTACATCCAGGGCCACTGCGATGGCGACAACGCCCGGGAGGAGTCCAACGGCGAGGACGGTTCTGAGGATCCCGACACCGAGGACGAGTTTCCGACCGATCCCGAAAAGGCGTGGGCGATCAGTCGTATCCTCGAAGAACTGCAGAGGTTGTGATGAACGACTGCAAGAAATCCACTCCGGACAACCTGTCCACGTGCGACGCTGGAACGTGCGCATTCAAGTTCCGCATAGCTGCTTTTCGCACACGGAGAATCAGCGACGACTTCTACAGGATGGTCTCGGACGTGAACGCCGGCCCTCCGCCCCCTTCCATCCTGGCCGTTCCCGCCCGGCCCGAGCCCATGTGGTGCCCGCAGTGCGGCCAGGTCGAGAAGTGCGACGAGGACGGCTGCTGCGCCATGTGCGGAGCCACGATCATTTCCGAGCAGATTATCACAGCCATTGTCGCCAAGGCGCAGAGCCAGTGCGAGCAGTCGGCACACGAGCTGAAGCTCCTGGGGGCCCTTGCGGTCATCAAGCGGTTGCGAGGGACGATCGCCGGCATGCAAACCGCTGCCGAGCGCCGGAACCGGGCCCTGGACGCGCTCCACTGGGTCTGGTGCTCCGGGGGCTGCGAGACGGGCGTTCATCGATTCTGCGGCCATCCTGACGAAGTCACGGAGGACGTGGTGGCGACCTTGGAGAGGGAAGCCAAGCGGTTGCGAGCTTGGTACACGACCCGGCAGGCCAAGAAAGGCGGGCAGAATGGGTAAGGTTCTTTGTCCTGACTGCGGAGGCTCTCGCGTCGAGTTAAAAAGTCCAGACTACGGTCAAGGATCCGAATGGGTCTGTTTGGATTGCAACCGACCGTACGGCCACCGGTTCATTTCGTCGTCACCCGAAGCTCGTTCCGCCAGTTCGGCCGCTCGCGCTCTCTCCAGATCGAACGCAGAAGCGATGAAAGGCGGGCAGAACCCATGACCGAACTCAAAGACATTCCCTTGTCCGTGATTCAGGCGGAGCTTGAGCGAAGGATGCGCGAGGGAAAAATTGCGGAGGAACTCGAACGAAGAACGCGCGCGGCCACAGATGTTCCCATGATGGTCGCCTCGCCGGATTTCACTGTTCTTCGACAGGTGATCGCGAGGGGAGTGGAAGCAGAAGTCGTTCATCAGGCTCCCGACGACGATTTCAAGTACTACGTGTATGAAGCGGCCATGAACGCCGTGTACGGCGACTCGTACTTCAAATGGCGCAACAAGCAGGACTGGTGAGGACATGAAGCGCGAAGAAATGGCAACACTCGCTCAATCCACTGCGAAAGCCGTTGTTTTACCCGAGCCCGGATGCCGGGTTGTGGTGATCGTCACCGACGAGGAGGGCAGGTTCGTGGGTGTTGGATCTACCACTGGTGTCGCGGACACGCGAAGCATCCTATACTGCGCGCTCATGGGCGGAGACATGAAGGTCCACAACATCCGTGTGGTGCGCGAGCACCAGAAAAAAGGACCCGAAGGATCCCTCCGCGTCGGTAGCGATACGGAAGGAGAGGTCGTGCGCGATGGCAAGTGACATCTTCGTGTACTGGAAGCACAAGAGCGGCCAAACCTCGGGACAACGCGTGAAGCCCTCGCGCGAGCAGGTGCTCAAAGTCATCCACCAGTTCTTCGGCACAGACGTGGCATCGGCGAGATGGAGCGAAGATCGCTTCCTCGTGCGCTTGCTGGGAGAGCGCAGCGAAGCCCTTTGCGACGTTGCTCCCTATCGCACCGCGGCTCAGAACGCGGCATCGAAAGAGCAGGCAAGCGAGGGGCGCTGGATCGAAGTGTGGATCGGTTTGCCGCAGCAGCGTTCTTCGCAAATGGACGTCATCACGCGTTTCGGCGACGACTACACGAACGCGTGCGCTTTGGGCCTCGCGAAGGCATTCGCGCTCGGATGGGACGGAACGATGGAGGTAGGATAAATGGACTGGAAACCTGTGAATTTCGTAGGTGTAGATGATCCGATGGTGAACGCGGTCTTGAACGTGGCTGCTGGCCTTCACGCTGTTGCTGAGGCGCAAACGAAACTGCTCTACGCCCTCAAATACAGCGAACGGGAGGGAATGTCCGTTGCGGAGGCGATCGAGACATGTGGAAAATCTATCGCTGAAGGGATGGAGTCTGTGTCCCGTTCCGTGGGAGAATTGCAGCCGCCCGCATGAAGATCGCTAACGACCAGCTGGACATCTTCGGCGTCATCCCTCCGAAGCCTTCCCTCGCTCAACCCCCGGCTGCGGGCTCTTCCCTCGACCGGCTCACCTGGATCGACTACGTGGACATGGGAGACTCCCAGACGCCCGCTCGCGACCTGCCAGAATGGCAGCTCAAGTGGATGAAAGGCGACCTCTTGAAGCTGCGACCGAAGTTCGAGGGTGCGAAGGAAATCTTCGCCCGGGTTCTGTTCACGAGCACGTTCCCGGTAGACTTCAACCTGCCAATCATGGTGCAGGCGGAGATCAGAATCGGCTCGCCAGAATCCCCCCCGGTTGCGATGACTTGCCTTCCCGCGACCGCGATTGAAGGTCACGTGCCGCAGATCGCTTCGGGCTCGAACGTGGAGTTTGTGAAGTCATGAAATGCGACCGGCGCTGGTGGAACGATGGAAGACTCGAACGGGAGAAAAAGGCTCGTGTGAAGCCTATGTTCCGCACTCGCGTGCGCCTTCGCCTCGATCCGAACGGTCCCGAGTTCGTGGAGATCCCGGTCATCATCGCGGTGAGCAAGAACGGGCTGGTGCTGTGATGCTAGCCTGGCTCCGCAAGCTCCTGGTGTGGCCCAACGTGCCTGGCCCTCAACCGGAACGGTGCCTCTGGTGCGACGGAAGGGGCACGGTCATGCTGGGATGGTTCCAGTGCCGTCGATGCCAGGGAAAGGGAACATCACCTGACTGCCAGCCGGAGGAAACGCCGTGACGTTCTACTGCTTCCGCAGCCTCGAAAGCTTCGCAGGGGGATGCTGCATCTGGAAGGCGCACATCCGGATGGGCTTCACGCTAATGGCTTCTTCGTCAAGCTTCTCTCGTCGCGCTCGTGTGATTTTCAGGCCGCGGGTTTTCTTCCTGAACGAGCAGCAAGAGCTACCACCGAGCAAGCGAAGGGGTCCTTCGGGTTGAGCAACGCCGGGCATTCTCGCTTCGCGAGTTCGAGACGCTCGAAACAACAGTTCGACAGGCCCTCTTGCATCATCTGATCGAACCGAAAGTCCTTCGCCCTCGCCCTGTACTCGTAGTCTTCCGCTCGCATGATCGGGTCGTTCTACTCCCACGTGGGAGCTTTCACAACCTTTCGCATCCGGAAAACCGTCTTTTCCAGTGGCTTGATCTTGCTTGCCGCAACCAGGGCCCAGCCGATAAGTCCCATCCCGAGCGTGGTAACTACCGCGGCCGCGAACCAGGAGAGCGGAGGCCCCACCCACCACTGGTCCACGCAGTTGCCGCGAAGGTTCAACCTCTGCCAGTGCGGGCACAGAACCGCGCCCTGCAGCCGCGCGAGGTCTTCGACCGTCATCAGGGGCATGGGAAGAATTGGAACGGGAGCAGGGGTCGGATCCGAGCCAGGGAGCCCGGGTTGTGCAGCGACTGGAACCTCAGTTCCAAGCCCAGGTCGAAACGTCACTCGCAGCACGTCATCGCTCCGAAGCGCGAGAAATGCCTCGCATGGCCAAGTACAGCACGCCAAGGAAACCTGCGACTCCTACAGCGAAAGCGCCCCAAATCACAGCGTTCGGATTTGGCGTTGCACCAAGGCCTTTGGTGCAAGAGCAACCCGATTTTCCGAGCACGTTTTGCGAAGCACATCCGTTGCACATCGTGAAAGCTTACCAGTAATAGGCTGTTTGATGGAAGTGCACCAAACCCGGTCAGTCGAGTGTCACCAAATCCACAAGTCATCAGTGTGCCGCTCGTTTTCTTCGCCGTCATCCCAGCGAACGAGAACGATAGCGGTGAGGAACCGCTCGTCGCGTCGTAGCACCTGGACGATTCTTCCTTTCTCCGTTCCGTGTCCCCGAAGGTAATAGGCCGGGGTGCATCTGTGCCCAACAAAGTGCTGAAAAACCCTGCAAGTGCACACAGGGGGAAGCTTACGCTTCTTGGGTTGTGGCGTCCCATAGATGTTGCGGGGTCTTCGTCCCATGATCGAATCGTACACGGGAGCTAGCGTTGACTCCAGTGCGCTCCAGGGAAAAGGAACGCGATCGGGCGACGAAGTCGGGAGCGGGATTCCGAAGGAAGAACGCGGGAAGAAGGGAGGAAGGGGGCACAGGGGAAGGAGGGATCGCACGCGCTCGTTGACTCTCTCTTATCGCCACGATGTTTTCGACATCGTGCAGATAGTTCGGCACTATCGCCACGACATCCCGGCGGGGTCCGGAGGGGGTGGGGTGCTGGCCCTTCTACCAGGATCCGACCGTCCACGGCTCGATCGGTCCGTCCGCCCCTGGTGCCGACCGTGCCGACCGGCTCGCCGTCCGAGGAACCGCGGGCCGCTCCCTGGTACGGCACAACCCGACCGTGAACCGGGCGCACATTTGCGCGTATGATCGATCGCGTGTTGCATGGTTGCACCCGGATCTCTCGCGTGCTATAGGCATATTTGCATGGTATCCGAACGAACAACGCACCCCGAACCGCTCGCAAGGCTGGCGCTTGTCCTTGCCGCGCATGGTGTGCGCTTGCCCCTCACGTGTGGGCAAGCTGGGATTTCGGATGGCTCCCTTTTCGCCCCCTCGACGTGGGAGCGCAGGGTGCGCGACACTGGCGCAGTCCTTCCCCTGGTTGACGGGGGGGCGCTTGTCCTGCTTGATGCTCACCCCGATCCGTCCGCCCGACCTTCCGAGCGAGCGCTTGACTCCGGCGAGCCCTCCCGGTTGCTTCGCGTCGTGGCCATCCTGGTGCGCCCGGGTTGCGCCCCCTCCCTGGTGAGCGGGCGAGCCCTCCGGACGGCTGCAGGCTGGCGTTGCGGCCGGACGCTGGCCGACGTCCGCCGAGTCGCCGGGCAGGGCTCCGCGGATCGCTGGCCCGTGCTGCCGACCACGATGGCCAGCGCGCCTGACGCAATGTTTCCGATCAGACCCTCCGCAAAAAATGGCGATGCTTCGCAGGTGCGCAACATGTGCGATGCGCCAGACACACAACCCAATGGGGCGCATGGCACCCCAGAAAGCGATTGAAACATGGATCCGGACGCGAACCTAGCCGAACAAGTCCGCCTTGCCACTGCCGTCGTTGACGGCAAACCTTCGGGCGGTATGACACCTGTAGCCGATCGACTAGCAGAGCTAGTGCTGGCCATGGACGAATGGATCCGCGGTGGTGGGTTCCTTCCCGCTGCGTGGAGCCGAGCGGCAAAGGGGGGCAAATGAACGCGCCCGTGGCCTTCGTTGTAGTGTTCCAGGACCGCAACGAACAAATCCAGCACGTTGCGCTTTGTCCAACCGAGGAAAGCGCGCAACGGGAAGCGCTTTCCTGCATTCTGGACGTCGCGCTCCTGGACGATCCGGTCAAATGGGATCGCTTCGTTGCCCTGCTGCAATCGGGCAACATAGCGGAAGCATTCACGGAAGCGCTGAACGTTCGCGACAAGCACGATCTAGGGTTCAACGTGCGCCTTGAAGCGTTGCCCGCGTTGGACGGTCCGCCCTTGGCGGATTTGCTGACCAAGCTCGAATAATCGCCCCACCCTCGAAACCGTTTCACGGTTTCCCCAAAATCACGCGTACGTTTTACCGTTGACACGTGCGGTGCACGTGCTAACTTCCCTGGTGCGGCGAGTGTCGCCGCAGAAAGCGAGTACAGAAAATGACGGCCCCGAAATTCACGGCTCAAATTGTCCTAGCGTACGGCGTATCCGTTCCGATCGCGTACCTCGCCACGGGTGATCAGCCTGCTGCCGAATCGGCGATCGCAGAATCGATCGCCAACGACGCGGCGGCCCGCGGTCTGGACTGCCCCCCCATGTGGCACCTTGACTCAACCTGGGGACTCGAACCCTTGAACGACGCTGCGCGCGATTCGATCGGCGACTTCTGCGGCGAGAAGGATCCGAGCATGCTTTGCGAGCCGCTTGAAGCGTGCAAGGCTATGCGCCCCTGGATCGACCCGGAAACAACCCGACGATACGGGATCCCGCCCCGGTCCGTCCTGGTATGGTGGGACGCGGACGACGTCTGGAACAAACCCGGGGTTGCGCTCGCCCTGCTACGCCTTCGCGACTGGCTTTGTGCGGGCGGATCGGAATCCATGGTCATTGGGTTGGGTAACGACCCGGGTCGGATCCCTGCCCTGATACAGGGTGACGTCTTGCTTGTCCGGGATCCCTTGCCATCGGACGCGGAGCGCGCCGGGGTCGTTCGCGACTTGTGCGCGGAAAATAGCATTCCCGCGGACGATCGCTCGATTGCGGCGGCAAGCGGGGCCACGGCTTCGCTCACGGGGTTCCAAGTGTCGCAGGCTGGATCCCTGGGGTGCGCCACGGGACGCCTTGACCTTGACGTGGTCGGCGCACGGACCCGCGAAATGTTGGGCGCGCTGCCCGGTATCACGATTGATCAGCCCGAACGGCCCGAACACTTCGCAGGCATACCCTATGTCCTGGACTGGGCAGGGGATCTAGTGAAGCGGATCCCGATCCGCCTTGTCGTGTTGTTGGATGAAGCCGAAAAAATCGTACAATCCGGGTCGGATGCGCGCGACGGCGGAGCGACGGCCGGGATTTTCAAGTCGCTGCTCACTCACCTTGCTTACCCGGATCCGCGCGTGCTCCGGAACATCACGATCCTGTCAAGCGGATTGCCGGGCGTGGGCAAGTCCACGCTGGCCAGGGTTGTGGCCAGCCTTGCCCAGTGCCCGATCGTCATGCTGGATACGGACAGTCTAAAAAACGAGTATGTCGGAGCGTCAAAAAGAAACGCGGAGCAAGCGTTCGCACGGCTGGTAGCGTTCGGGGGCGTGCACCTATGGTTCGCAACCTGCAATCGGACGCACGATGACACCGGCGCCCCGCTATTTCGCGAAGAGTTTACATCGCGCATGGTTGAGACGTTCTACTTTGGGGTGCCCGACGCTGCCCAGCTGGAAGGGATCTGGCTTGCCCAGTTGCGCAAATTCGGGCTCCCGCCGTCCGAGCGGCCGCCGCAAGCGCTCTACCAGGGATGGACGGGTCGCGATATCGTGCAGGCGATCCAGAAGTCGCTCGATTACGGTATCACCGTCCAGCAAGCGGCGGAGCGGCACGTGGCAAGCTTGCGAAAGGTGGGCAAGGAAGTAGCCGAGCGCAATCGAATCGCCGCAGAAAACAGCTATACGGACGCGTCCACGGGGCGCCCGTATGTCGCGCCGTCTGCGGCCGCACTGATGACACCGGCGGCCGGTCGCAAGCTTCGGGCGGCCGCTCCGGCTCCTGCTGCGCCCCCCCCTACGGAAACTCCCGACCCGGGCGAGGATTTTTAGTCATGCCATGCGATACAAAGTACACGACTTCCAGGCTCAACCTGGACGGGATGGATCGCGCCATGCTGGCGCAAGCGCTCGAAAGCGACGGTTGGACCGTCACCCTGTACCAGGAAGGGGCGATCGTTCGGGGCCATGCTCGGAACGTCAAGCTGGCCAGCGATTTGCTGGTAGCTCGCAAGGGGACGTCAACGTTGAACGTTCGGCAGTCCGGATCGCGGATCCGGATCGAGGAAGGGACGGAAGCGGACGTCGAGCGCATGACCGGCGAGATCCGACAGGCGTACGGCACAAAGGCGGCCCAAGTGTCGCTCAAACGGTTCGGATTCAAGCATACGAGCACGGTGAAACAAAGCGACGGGGCGGTTAAGCTCACGTTCCGGAGGTAGGTGCAACCATGTGCGGCAATTCCAATCATTCACACGGCCCGAACGGTGAAACCGTGGCAACGGATACGCTCGAAATCACGATCGCCCCGTCTGGGGTGATCAAGATCGTGACCGGAAAAATGCAGACGTCGCATTCGACCGTGGCGGACGCGATCGCGGCATTTGCGCGAGCGGCGAACGTGACGATCGAAAGCTCCGCTCGCGTGGTCAAGGGCATGGTACGCGAGCAAGCCAAGCAACCCGAACGGATCAAGCAATAGGCCCACAAACGCCCGGAGTGTCCGGGCAGAAAGCAGACGAAGCCATGAATACCAGCACAACCCGTTACTCCCTCACCTCTGATCAATATGCGGTTCTGTCCAATGCGTTGCTTGCGACTTTCGACGGCGGATCGAAGCGCGCCGAAATCGTGGCAGAAATCGAGCGCGAAGCCGCTACGATGCCAACGGCCGCGCTGCCCGTGTTCGGCGCGGCGGCCGCGTTGCTCGGAGCGCTGCCGAAGGGGACCCGGGCGGATGCTCGGATCGCGATCGTGGGATGGCTCGAATCGATCGCGGTAGGCGAACCGGTCGAACCGGTCGCGCAACCCGAAGCGGACCCGGAGCCCGAACCCTTGCCAGCCCGGGTTGCGAGCAACCCGATCGAGGTACAGGCCGAAGGCGCGGCGGCCGTGGCGGCCGCTGCCAGCGAAGCGACGGCGGAGCCGTCCAGCGATGCGCCCCCCCCCGCCGAAGGCCCAACCGGTGAAACGGCGGAGGATGCCGCGCTCCGCGCTGCCCTTGCAGAAGCGCCGAAGGAAATCACGGATCCGTTTAAGAACGTCGTATGGTTCCGCGCGGATTTCGGCCGCCTTGGCGTGGGCCGCGATATCACGGATCGCGTGCGGGTAACGAGCCTTGACGCGCAAGCGCCGGCCGATCCGGCGGCAAGCGGTAAGGGTAAAAAGTCCACAAAAACGACCGTCAAGCTTCTGAGCGCTTGCCCGGAGCATGCGAGCATCGAAGCCGCTGACAATTCGTTCCGGCTCGCGATCCGGTCCGTTGCGTTGCCTTCCCAGCTGCGCGGGATCTATCCCGTGCCGATCGCCTTGATGGATCGCGTTGAAGCGCTCGCCGCCGACTATATCACCAGCACCCGCCCTGCCCTGGTGCAAGCGCTGGGCAACGTTTACGATCAGGCTGTCATCGACGATCGGGACGTCGTTGAACGGCTCGATCCCATGACCGGGATCCGTGAACTGCCGGGAGTATGGCGCGCGTCCGATTACGTGCCGCGATCGGTCGCGGTTGCGTCCTACACGGCGAGCACGACATGGGTGGATCTCACGGGTTCAAAGCGGCTGGACACGGCCATGGCGGCCCGAAATGCAGAAGCGATGAAAGTACAGCAGCGCGAAGCGTGGGCCGAAATCCGGGCGGCCGCACGCGTGCAAGCGGGCACCATGCTCGATGAACTAACCGCCCTGCTGCGACCGGGCGAGGATGGCAAGCGGAAGGCGTTCCGCGACGTCCGTATCGCGAGCCTTCAGGGATGGCTCAAGGATCTCGCCGCCAAGGACGTCACAAACGATACGGCGCTCGCGGCCGTGGCTGCACAAATCAAGGCGACCCTGGACGGGGTTGCGGACTGGCAAGCGGTCCGGGAGTCTGGAACCGCTCGCGATGCCATCGCCGCAAAGCTTGACGGGGCGCGCGAAGCGCTCCGAACCCTTGGCGTGGGCAAGGCCGGGCCGCGTAAATTCAAGGCGCGCGCTCCCGTTGCCGAAGGCAACGGATCGGGCTCCACCCCGCCGGCCGCCGGCTGACGGTCCACCGGGGGAACCCTTCGGGGTTCCCCCTTCCCGCCATCCCAGGGATCGCCGCCATGCCGCAGCACGCTTCGCGCAATGTTTCGCCCCCTACCCGATCGCCCGTTCCGACCGCGGCGACCATGGCGCGCAAGTTGTTGCGACCTTGCAACGCTCCGCACCCCACCCTTCCGGACACGTGCGCGTGTTACGCACGAGCGAAGCACCCTGCAAACACGTACACGTTTTCGCAAGAAAAGCGCAGGGTTAGGTGCGATCGCCCCTTGACTGTTACGACCTTGCAACGTACCATCCACCTTGCACCCGGGCAGTTCGCCCGGACGGATCGAGTGTCGATCCCGGAGGTAGAAACCATGTCCAGCCAGAACGATCCCAGTTCCCCCCCGATTATGGTTAACGTCATGACCGGCCCCGACGATGGTCCGGCGGACGTCATGGCAGCGCTCACGCATTGCCTTGTCCAGGTGGCCCAAGCCATCGGAGCCGATCCCGTGGCCGTGCTCGAAGCCGCGACGAACGCCGCGCGCGCCATGCGCGACGGAACCCCGCCCCCCGGGTCCGTGGTTGTCGAAGGCGTGTCCTTCCCGAGCCCTGGGGGCGTGTCGTGAGTAGCCGAGCCGTCAAGGTCCAGCCCGGCGAGCGGACCCCGAACGCATCGCGCTGGCCCGTGGTTGTGGCCTGCGATGGTTGCGGGCGCGTGGTCCGGGTCCACGGGTGGGTCGCCTACGTGCCGCGGTCCTGGCGTGTCCTGGACGCGGGAACAGCCAACCCGGTCGTTACGTGCGCGGCGTGCCTTGCGTACGAGCGACGGATCGGGCTGGTGGCGTGATGACAAAGCTTTACCAGGAACTAGACCCGGAAACAGGCGATGCCTTTCCGGCCCTGTTTACGCTCGATCAGTGGCGCGCGACGAACGACGTCCAGGCTGACACGTACCTCGCGGAAGTCCTGGACGCGATCCAACGCTTGGAGCCCGGTGAAACGTACACGGGCGGCGGAGGGGCGGCCGCGGAATTCCAGATCCGATGCGTGAGGTATGCGCCATGAGTTGCCAACCCGTTGACGTGGAAGCAAGCGAAGCAACGCCCGAACCCGTTCCCCCGTGCACGCGCCACGAATTCGAGGCCATGCTGGTTCCGATCGTCAAGATGGCAAAGAGGATCGTCAAGGCGAACGATGAAGAGTACCGAATCGCGGACGCTCCGAAGGAAGGCGCCGACACGTTCGAGATTCGCGACGCCATGATTGCGAGCCTGGACGCCTTCGCGTACTGGTGGCACACCGGCGCCGACGGTTTGCGAGAGCAGATCCAAGCGATCGACGACGCGAAGCTCGCGGGCATGTTCCTGGGAAGCGTCAAAGGTGGCGCACGGAGAGCCGACGAAAGGGGCGAGGCAGTTCCGAACGACCACCCCACCGTTTGCGCGGCCCGGTCGCATCTGCAGGCGAGCATGATCCACGATGACTGGACCGCGATCCTGGAGCGCGTACCGTTCAAGGCGCTCATTCTCGCATCCTGCAAGGGCAGAACAAACCTACGCGTGGATTTCGAGGATCATTGCTGGTACGCGGACGCGTTGAAGCTCCGGAGCGTCGTTCGCACCCTGGATTCGCTCCGGTGCCGCGATTGGACCGTCCGGATCGATTGGAACCTGGGATGGAACGGTCGCGCGCCTCGCCTGACGTTCACGTGGCACGGCGGCAAGGGACGCTTGCGCGTACCCATGACCATCGATCAACCCTGGCACAGCTATCCCACGGTGAGCTTCACCGCTGACCGCACGGTCGGGCGGCATTTTGAATCCGTCGAGGAGCACATTGCCTCGCACCCCTACCCCATTGTGGCAATCCAACCTGCGGGCGAGGTGCCCGCGAACGAAACCGCACGCGTGGCGTGCGAGAAAGCCGAGCAACCCATGAGCGAGACAACGACAACCAAGGCAACTGCACCCGCAACCCCGGCCCCCGTCGAGGCCGCTCCGATCGGGAACCCGTTGATCGAAGCCGACCTGCACAAATGGTCGCTTTCGGCCGGTCATGGCAAGAACGGGCAGGCGTGGGTCACGATCTACTCGACCACGATCGCGGACAAATCCACGCCGATCGGCAAGGGCAAGGGCACGACCTTGGTTGAAGCCTACGCCGCAGCCGTCAAGAACATCGGGCAGGGGGAATTCTAGCCGTGGCCGGCTGTCCCAAGAGAAGGGAAGCTCGTGCGCTCGAAGCCTTGCGATCAGCAGGCGTCAAGGTCTACGACTTGCGAAACAAACCTGTACGTGTGGAGGATAAAATGCGAGGACATCGAAGGGGCGGCGGAGGTAGGAGATCGGAACGAGGCGACGGGCGACGGCCCGCGCCTGTGACTCCGCTTTCCAGCTTCACGGCCGACGAAGCGTTTGACGTTGCGTGCGAGATTGCGAATGCGGCCGACGATGAGTCTGAAGGAAACGAGGACTTGGCGTTCATGGGCCTGATTCTCGCGGCGCGACTGCACGCTGGCACCGAGGCGATTTTCAACGCTGCCCTGGCCCTTTCCGTCAAGCAGACGGACTGGCCCACGGTCGAGAAGGAACACCAGGACGCCAACGACCCGGACAACCAAGGGGCCGCCGACGCAGACGAAGAGAACGACGAGGAAGGAGACGAAGGCGACGACTGAATTGCCCGTCAACGAAAACACAAATGCGCCACGTGCGCAGGAGGTTTACCGATGAGCAGATACCGAATGGAAGATGGGACGGTTGTGGACACTGCGAATGCAACGCAGTCCTGGACTGAAGGCACACGTTGGAACGGCAACAACCACGTGAGCCGTGCCACGGGTAGCCAGTTCACGCACCAGAAGCTTCACCGGTCGCGAAAGGGTCGATACTGGCTGGAGTGCACGAGCCAGTGGCAAGGCACCCTGCCGCATGCGGAGTGGGTATCACCGCAAGAAGCTGCGCGGTGGTTGCTCTCCCAGGATGAGGACTTGCCCGACGATCTCGCCCCGCTGGAGGATCAAGTCATCGAGTGATCGATCCCGGTGCAGCGGTTAACCTGCACGTGCGCTGGTCGGGTTAAACCGGCGAGCGCTGCCAGTGACGGAACGCACGCGTGGCGTGCAGAAAGCGACTGCAACGATGATTGCCCTGAAGGCTCACGAACTATCTCGCCTCTCTGACGTTCCCCCGCTTCCGGCCATGACCCTGGCCAAGCTCCGGGAGGGCGCTCCCGACTATCCCGAGAACGAGCCCATTCCGCAACCCAAGTGGAAGGTGAGCATCGCTTGCGGCAAGGAAGGAGGCGGCGCCTTCGGGTACGGTCCGACGCTGGACATCGCCCTGGACCGCGCTGCAAGGGCAGGTTGGACGCCGGTGCGCCAGTACATCGTAGAGATCGTGTGGGATCGGCATTGGGGAAGGGGAGCGATCCCGGATCGCGTCTGCAAGATGGACGTGAAGCGTGGGCACGGCTCATGGGCACAACAGGTTGTGGAATGCGTGATCGACTCGCTGTCGATCGTTCCGAAGGAAGGTGCGTGATGCGATTCAATGCCCACGGCATGGCCGTACTCCACGTTCCCTACACGGTTGTGATGCACGCACGCTCGACGACGCCTCGTGCTGAGCTTGCGGAACGAGCACGGAAAGCATTGCTCGAATGCAGGACCGTCGAGGCGTTGATCGAGTTGCTCGACAGCGAAAGCGAGAACGACTGGCCCACGGTAATCGAGCGAGCCATGCTGGAAGGATTGGAGGCGCTGCCCGCTCGCGTGGAACTGGGCGATCCGGCGGATTGCGACTGCTCAACCTGCCGGCGCCTGGAAAAATCGCGCTGCAGGCACGAGCCCGACTACGCAACGGTCCGGTCGTGCTCGTCCACGGATCTGGGATGCGAGGTGCAGTGCGCGTTGTGCAAGCAATGGGGAGCGTTCTGCGTGGACGAAAAGAGCGTAGGTTGGGCAGACAGCGGAGGCTGGTCAGACGACGTTCGCGAAGCAATACCCGGGTTTCCGTGTCCGATTTGCTTCAAGGGCACCGCTTGCTACAAGGGGCAAAGCAGAGACTTGGTGTGCAGCAACGGTGAGTGTGCTCACGTGTGGATTTCGCGCGAGCGAAAGCCGGTGAGCATCACCGAGCCGAGCATTCAAACGTGCGCGTGTTGCAATCTCGTACAACCCTACACCAACACCCTTTGCACGGACTGCGGCCATGACCTGTGCGACCCCGAAGGCTGCGAGTGCGGAGCGTGCAAGATCGCGAAGGCCGGGGAGGGGCGCGCGTTGCCGCCGACCTAGCGGCCCACAAAGCGAGCAGCACATAAGCCCGCGTGGCGGGCAGGAAGGTTCAGGATCATGAGCACATTGGAATCGATCGGTCCCGTCGTTCGCACCATCGCCCCCATCGGGCGCAAGGATTTCGCTCCCGAGGACCGGTACGTGGTCCTGGTGCGCAAGCTGGTGCCCGAAGACTTCGTCTTTGGCGAGGTGGAATTCCACGAGGCCACGCAGGGGGGCACATCCGTGTGGGGCAAGCAACGCGGCGTGCTGCACGATGAAGTGTACGCGCAGATCGACGCGGCGAACGTCATGCCCACGGTCCCATTCAACGGCTTGCAGAAGCGCGCTTTCTGGGCCACTACGCTCACGGACCAATTCGACTACCGGGGGTGCGCGACCGAGGCCAAGAAGGCTGCGCGCCGGGCGAACGCTGCCGCCGAGCTTCGCAAGCGCATCGAGCAAGGCGAGCTTATGGCCGCGGTCGTGAAGCAAGCGAACTACGAGATCCAAGAGCTTGTGAGCCAACACCAGTACAGGTTCGTAGAGGAGCAGAAGCGCTTGCTGCTGCGCGGAGTAGCCACAGAGTGGTTCGTGGAGCACGCGAACATCGCTCCCTTCCACGACGCGATCAGCGCCATCAAAGCGCAGCTAGAGCCGCTGGAAAAGGCGCTCGCCGAGGAAGAGCGCTCCCTTCGCAACACCAAGTGCGAAGCGTTGCTCAAGTACCTGCAGGACGCAGGCTGGAAGAACCACGACGGCGACGAGTTGCCCGCGGAGGTGCGAGAGCCCGTCGAGGCTGCGCTCAAGGAAAACAAGGCGTACGGCGACTATGACAGCTTCCCGCGTGGACTGGCGCGGGGCCTGTTGGGGAGCAGATCATGAGCACGCACAAAGCGGACACGTTCGGTAGCGCGTTCGGAACCCGCAGGCTGGCCGAAGGGATCATCGGCGGGCTGCATGACCTCGCGGAACACGTTGGTGCCGACGTGCGCCAGGGCGACGAAGCGGCGGCTGTCATCTCGCGCATTCGCAACCGGGTCTACAAGGCCACGTCGTGCGGCTGTTCGGTCGCGTTCATTCCCAACTCCCAGGGCGAGGGCGTGTTTCAGGTGATCGTGCAGGGGTACTGCGAGGGCACGGACAGCTTGTTTCCTCCGCACGGGATCACGTTCCCGTGTGCGACCGAGACGTGGGACAAGTGCGTGGCCTACGCGGACGCAGACGGGCAGAACGCCTGGAACGAGACGCACGGGTGCGAAGGGTGCGGTGAGCCGAACACGGAGACGGGCTGGATCGAAGTGAACCCCGAGTGCCCGAACTGCGGCGGACAGGGGATTGTGCTGTGAGCAAGCCCATTCACTACAGGCCCGTGAACATGCACGTCTCGGCGGTCGCAGTCACGTGCCCGCATTGCAACACGCGGCTGGTCAACCAGAGCGGACACGATCACAACGATGGGCTGTACGCCCCACCGGGCAAGACGCGATGCCCGCAGTGCAAGGAGCCGATCGCGTTCCCGAACCTGACGCCCATTTGGTGCAACACGGAGCTTGTACAGGCCGCGCTTCGCGAGCCTTTCACGCTCCCTGACGGAAGCGTGATTCCCGGGCAGGGCGAGCCCACCAAGAAGCGAGCGCGGTTCACCACCCGGCAGATCCGGATGTTCGTGGACCAGTGCATTTCGGTAAGCGTGGGCTCCAGCCAGGGCTGGCGTTTCATCGGGCGCGAAATGCAGCAAGCGATCGTGCTCGCTCGCGTCGCACGCATCATCGCGAGCCAGGACGAGGGCTCCACGTTCACGAGCGCGGACGTGCAGAACCTGATCGATCGGATGCTGTACGTGGCGAAGCTGGGGGACGTATGAGCGCAATCGTACTGGTGGACCATGGACACGGCGAGTACACGCTCGCCCTGGTGAATGATCGGCTGTGGGAGCAGATCAAGGTGCTCGAAGCCGAGCAGGGCGACCGACTGACCGACTACTTCAGCCCGGCCGTCGCGTTCCTTGTGAGCGACGAGTACGCCGACGCGGATCGGCCCGAAGGATGCCCCATGCGCCAGGGATGCGTGCTCCGAACGAAGGATGCGCGTTCGGGTGTAGCCGAGCACATGGAATTCGAGCGGGGAGCGAGCGCGCTTCTGATCGTACGACCGTAAATCGCACGCGTGGCGTGCGGGAAGGGACAGACCGACATGAGACTCGCGGACGTGAAGCCTGGGACATACGTGCTGACGTGCGACGTGCACACGCCTGAACCCGACCGTCGAATGAAGCGCGACTGGCGCAAATGCCCGGTCGTGAGCAAGGGCACGATCGTGCGCGTCCGGGATCGGTTCGTGGACAAGGATGCGAACGGCAAGCACATCACCTACCTGTCAGCCTGGACAGGAAGCTGGTCGTACATGGACGCTCGCATCGACAGGGAGGAGTGGGCTTCGCTCGTACACGCGATGGAGCCTGTGCAGGAGACCCCGCGCATGTTCCTCGATCGCGAGATTGGAGAGCGCCAGGGATGGGCCGCAAACATCCTCGACCGGCTGGTGCGGGAGGGAACCATCACCTACGAGGTGTTCCTGGCTGCGTACGAGGCCGAACGCAACCGCACGGACGAGGACGACAGCAAATGAGCGGCACGGAAAGGCAGGCCACTGTGAGCGATTCAACGCGTGAGGATTACCTGGGTCGGTTCTCGAACGTGGAAAGCGCTGTCGAGTACGAAAACACTTGCCTGAGCGCTATCGAACCGTGCATGGAAGGCGTGCCCGAGTGCGCGATCCGTGTGCGGGCAGGAGGCGAGCCCACCCCCGAGTACTGGCAGTGGTTGTGCTCGCAGGTGGACCTGCAGGACGATCAGAACGGCCCCGAGCCGAGCAACGATACCGCGCCCGCTCCCGAGCCTATCGAACGCCTCGCCTGGGGCCTGCAACCGGACGTTCCCTGCGTCGCGGCATGGGGAGCGCGAGCGATCCTGCAGGATGATTTCCGGGGCGGGCTGATGATTGACATCCTGCACGACAGGCAAGCGAACGCTGGCCCCAAGGCCGAGCTTCACAAGCTGTGCCAGTGGTGCAACGACACGGGCCTTCCCATCCTGCGCAAGCGCATCAAGGAGCTTGGGCTTCGACCGGACGAGCGTAGGCTTGTCGTGATCGAGCGCCCCGGGTTGCGCCTGATCGCCAACCCGAACGCATCCTACGGATACCTGTACATTTGCGCGATGCTCCTACCCACCGGTGGGAAGGGAGGCGCAACTTGAGCGCGGTCGTTCGCAGCCTGCCATCCGCAACCCTGTTCGCCCTGGGCATCAAGGGCGAAACCGTGGGCACGTGCCTGGAGCCCGGGTGCGGAGGCAAGCAGAACGTGTGCTTTCTGCACGGAGACTGGGCAACGTGCTGGTGCGACACGTGCGGAGCGGAGGTGCGCGTTCCCGTCCGCCGACCGACTAGCGCGAAGCAACAGCGCGAGTTCGACAAGCTGGCGCGCGAGCGCTGCGAGGTGAGCGAGGAAGAGTGGGCCGGTTACAGCGACATGGCGTTCGCAGAATTGGAAGGCATGTGATGGCGTGGACGAAAAAAGACCGTGAGATCCTGCCCCGGCATTCCTGCGGCGTGGATTGGGGAACCGACAGGGACGTGATGATTCGCAAGGGCGGCGTGTGCGTGTGCAAGACCAAGGGGCACACCGGATGGTCGGGCGTGGGATGCTCGTCCTACTACGGCCCCAAGTGGATGCTCGCCACCAGCGAGTCTTACAACGGGCACAAAGACTTGAATCGCGGGTACGGGGATCCGGGCGAAGGGCGCGTCACCAACGCGATGTGGATCGAGTGGTTGCCCAAGATCGCCGAGGCCATGGGCCTTCGCGTCGAGGACATGCCCCAGAAGCTTCCCAGGGGCGGAACGCTCGTCTGGGTGAACGCCAAGGAGGGCGCGTAGCCATGGCCCTTGCGCTCAACGTAGAGGCGGTCGATCGCGGGCTCGCCTGGCTGCGAAGCGAGGTGGACAAGATCGAGGCCGAGGGCCCGAACGCCAACCCGAGGTGGGAGCGAAACCGCCAGCGAGCCCTTCGCGAGCTTCGCAGCGCGATCCGAACCTCCGAACGCGAGCGCGTGGCGCTTGAGAAGGGAAGCGCACGATGACCGACAAGGCCCGGCAGATGCAGCTCTGGATGGTTGAGCAACCCAGCGTGGACGAACGCCTGGTGCTCGACCTCGCCCTGGCAATCCACAACAAGCGCGAGCCCCACAACCGGGTCGTGTCCTGCGAGGCCCAAGCGGAAGCGCTCGCGTACTTTCACGAGCACGGGTTTGAAAAGGCGCTGGAACGACTGTGGGAACTGGGAGGCATGTCGTGAGCAACAAGCAAACAAGCAAGCTCGTGTGGGTCATTCGCAAGGGGGGGAGCGCCGCCGACAAGTCCGGCTCGTACGAGTACTGGAGCAAATCCGCGGAGACGTGGATGGCGCGCGGCTACGCAACCACCTACACCGTCGCCCAGAAAGATCGCACCAAGCTGCCTACCGATGGCATGTGGGTGCAGGTTTACCTAGACCCCAAGCCCGTTGAGCAGCAAGTCGGCAACCCGGGTAATCTTACCCGAGTGCTCGCCGGTCCCGGGGAGTGCACTATCTGTTGGGCTAAGATGCCCCCTAAGCGCATTGGACACTGCGACCGGTGCATGAACATCTACCCCGTCGAGCTTCTGGCAGCGTGCGAAGGACCCGCGGTGCCGAGGGGATGGCGCGCTATTGTGAGCACGGGAGCCTTTGACTTCGCGTCGTGCGCGATCGACGGCGGCGACTGGGTGATCCTGCATGATGTCCGGGGGTACGAGGCGGAAGAAGTGGGAAGGAACGTGAGCGTTCGCCTGGACAAAATCGTGGCCGTCATGGAAAACCCGAGCGTGAAGAGGGGCAAGAAATGAACGGCCGCGATATCACCGCCCTGGCCCTTCGCGAGTACTCCCGGATGCAGCGGGCCATCGCCAGCAAGGAACCCCGGCGCGTTCTCGCTGCGCAGGCCGAATCCTACGCGAACCTCACAACCCTCACCAACCGCCTGATCTCGGACCTGCCCGACAACGCCAAGCCCGAGTGCGGTCCGGGTTGCGCCTACTGCTGCCACCAGCAGGTGGGGGTGACGGTGCCCGAGGCGGCGTTGTGGGGAATCTGGATGCGAAAGCAGGGGGCGAAAGTCGCGCTCGACGTGTGCGAAACGGCCAACCGGATCAGCAAGGGGGACCTGACCTCGTACTGCGCCAAGAAGATCCCGTGCGCTGCGTTGATCGGTCCTGAAGATCAACCCACGCACAAGAGATCCTGCGCCGCGTACGCAGTCCGGCCGATCGCCTGCCGCTCGGTTTTCAGCCCCGCCGCGGGGGTCTGCAAGCGCAACTTCGGCGATCCCGAAGCGATCGCCTTGAACGTGATGCCCCCTCGCGCGGCGGCGGGAATGTTCGGATTCGCGCTCATGTGCGCGATCGACGGGTTCGGTTTACTTCGAGGCAACCTCGACCTGCACATGGCCGGGAGTCGATTCGCGCTCGATCCGCACACGCTGTCAGACTGGCTGCTTCGTGGCGAGGATGTCTGCCAGAAAGCGCACACGGGAATTCTGCTGCCGTTCGAGGCCATGCGCGCCTGGCGAAAATTCGCAGCCAAGGGCGAGAAGTCGCTCTGGACGAACGCTCGCGAGTGGATGCCATCGTACGACAACGCCGCAACCGTGGGAGGCCCGGAATGATTCGCAAGTACAAGGTTTTTCAGAGGTTTGCCAGCGCGAAAACCCAAGACGGCCGCCCCCTGACGCTCATCAACACGATCGGAATCGTGGAAGCGGAGACGTGGTTCGACGCACGGCAGAAGGCGTGCGCGAAATACCACCTGGCGCTGGAAGACTTTGACGTGAAGGAGATCCCGCCGGAGCCCGTCGCCCCTCCCGTGTACGACAAGAACCAGCGGCCGCCGCCTGCTCTCACTCCGCACCTGCGAAAGCAGAAGGGGCCCCCTTGTGCACACTGCCAGGGAACGGGGAGAAATCCAAACCATCCTTCGTTTCGCGCCGTCACTTTCATGACCGCAGCCAACATGTGCCCCAAATGCCAGGGCACTGGCGTCGGAACGAAGAAAAAGGCTCGAAAATGAGCGTCATCGAAGCCAAGGCGAGCCTGTTCTACGTGCTCGTTCCGTACACGGACGCCGACCTCCGCGCCAAGCTCAAGAAAGACGGCATGGTCTTCCACTGGTCCACCGGCGATCAGCGCTGCCCCCCGAGATGCTCCGCCTGCGAAGCTGGCCTTCCGTCGTTCGTCTGGTTCACCCGCGACCCGACTATTGCGTCCAAGACGGGCCTGGAGTTGAGCCCCTCCGCGAAAGCCCTGGTTGCTCGCACGCCTGGGCAGCTGGAAGCGTCCCGAGCCGATTCGGCGATGGTGAGAGTGCCCCTGCCCCCCGGACGCGTCCTGCGGCCGTATCAGCTGGCGGCGGTGGCCTACGCCGCGACCCGCAAGGGAGTCCTGATCGGCGACGAGATGGGGATCGGGAAATCGATTGAGGCGATCGCGATTGCCAACACGATGTCGGCGACATCCCGGATCCTGGTGATCTGTCCGGCGTCTCTCAAAGCCAACTGGCGCAAGGAAATCATGCTCTGGGACGCTCACAACCCCAGGGTGACTCTCTGCGAAGAAGGCCAGGACGTTCCCGACCCGGCCCCGGGTCGCGAGTGGTGCGTGACAAATGCCGAGCGGCTGATTTCGACACGTGCACGTACCGCGGAAAGCGTTTCCGCGAAGATCGCACCGGACAGGGAAGGCAAGCGCCTCGCCAAGCTGGTGAAGCTCGATCAGCGCCAGCGCATCTTGTGGGTTGCGTGGCCCGACGTTCCGAAACCCGATTTTCCCGAGGGCGTCCTGTACTCCGTGGGCTATTCGCCCGGGGAGCTTGTGTTCGCCAGCCATCCTGGGCCGATCATCGTTCGGGTCCCGCCGGGAGGCGTCGGGCAGGTGATCCTGCAGGATCAACCCTTCGGCTGGACGCATGTCATCGGAGATACATCGCACAATCTCGCCGGTGCCGAGCGCGCCGGAAACCTCTGGCAGATCCTGATGGCCACCACCTGGGACCTCTTGATCCTCGACGAGGCCCACCGGTTCGTGAACCTCAAGGCGTCAACGTCCGAACGCGTGCTCGGAGTCCGACGAGGCCGAAAGCGAGAAGCGGCCCTGGGAATCGCGCAGCGATCCAATCGAATCCTGGCCCTGACCGGAACCCCGATCCCGAACCGCGTCCGGAACCTGTGGGCGTTGATCAGCGTTCTCGCGCCCGACGTGTTCCGCAAGGAAGGCGACTTTCTGTTCCGGTACTGCGGTCCCACGCGCGACAAAATCTACGTGAAGGGCGGCCGGGGCAAGCAGATCGAGGTTATGAACTTCGACGGGGCCACCAACCTGGACGAGCTTCAGGAGCGGCTCCGTTCGGTCCTGATGATCCGCCGACTCAAGAAAGACGTGCTAGCGGACCTTCCCGAAAAGACGCGCCAGATCCTTCCCCTGTCCGGCGACAAGATCCGCGACGCAGCCGACGCCGAGCGCGAAGCCTGGCTCAAGCTCGTGCCGTCCATGAGCGATACCGTTCTCGAAGCGATGCTCGCCGAGGCCGTGGGAGATTCCTTCGCGTTCGAGCAGGCCTTGACTCGACTTCAGACCGACCTGTCGGGAATCGACGCGAAAGCCATCGCCAAGGAACGCCAAGCCACGGCCCTGGCGAAGGTCCCGCTCGTTGTCGAACACGTGCGCGATGCGCTGGAAGCTTCCCCTCGAAAGGTCGTCATCGCAGCGCACCATCAATCGGTGATTCGCGCCCTGGAAGAAGCGTTCGGGCCGATGGCTGTTTCCCTGTACGGCGAGACGCCCGTCAAGGACCGGCAGGCCGTCGTTGATCGCTTCCAGACCGACCCGAAGATCCGAGTTTTCATCGCGGGCATGCACGCGGCCGGAGTTGGCATCACGCTCACGGCGGCCGACCTGATGGTCTTCGCAGAAGGCGACTGGCTGCCGTGGGTTCTGCTTCAGATGGAAGATCGAATCCATCGCATTGGGCAGCAATTTCCCGTTCTCATCCAGTACCTGGTCGTGGACGGATCCATCGAAGCTCTCGTCATCGCGTCGGCTTTGCAGAAACAATTCGTCATCGATCGAGCGCTCGACGCACAACCCGAGGGGACCCGAAAAGAGTACCCGAAGGCCACAGAACTGCAGCGCGTGTCCGCGAAGCTTGCGCTCGATGGGTGGAAGATGCCCGGAAGCCTTCCCGAGCGCGTCTCGAAGTTCATCGAACCCATGCTCGCTCGCGCAGCGAAGCGTCCCCTTACAGACGGAGAGGTGTGGCTATGTCAGCAGATCGCGATTCAGAACCCGAAGAGCGTGTTTCCGAAGTTTCTCGAAGCGCTCATGGGCCCAGCGACGCCCGCGACCTGATGCTGGTTGTCGGCGCCGATCGCATCAAAGACGTGAGCACGTCGGAGATCATCCGGCTCGTGGTTCAACGGGGCTGCAGCATCGCGTTTCGCTTGCACGATTGCACGGACAGCACGATCGAGTTTCTCACGACTGCCGCGCGAAACGAGGGTCGGAAGTTCGGGTGGGTGAGCGAAGCCTTGGTGCGCGTGCTGGTTCGAGAGTTTGTTGCGTTTCAAGAAACGACCGGGCTGGCGTTTCTGCTGCGAGAGGAAAGACTGCCCCTTCCCCCCACACTCACGTGGCACGTGAAAAAGAACGACGCGCGTGCGATCGCCAAATCGCTCGAAATCGAGCACTCGTTCATGGCGGCCGTGGACAACAAGCAGATCCTGCAAGGCATGGCAATCGCCAACGATCTTGCTCTCCGCGAAGGCGGTATTTTGAAAGACGCCGTCGGGCAGGGCTACGACGTGCGAAGTCCCGTCCTGCAGGGCATCACCAGCAAGGCTTGCCTTCTCACCGGGGCCTGCAACCCCATCGTCGTGAGCGATGCCGCTTTTTCCCCGCACACCTCCGCCGATGCGTTCGCCCTGGAAACGCAGCAGAAGGTGGGAACGACAGCCAAGAAGATGGCTATTCTGTTCGGCGGCGAGGTTGCCGTGGACGCTCCGGTGATAGTGCGGCTCAACCCCCGAGGCCGCCCGAGCACGGCGGTTGTGGTCAAGGTTCGCTTGCCAGGGATGCATCCCGTGTGCTTTTCCTGGCCCGCCGAACGCCCCCGTTGACTCTTATCACATGCATGGTGCATGCTAAGCGCCATGTCAGATGGCATCGTCCGGCGCCACGTGGACGCGCGCCTCATCTCCTACGCCTTGAGTGTCCTCAAGGAAACCGAGATCATCCCCGAAATCAGCATGACTTTCCACGGCTGCGCCGCCGGGGCACTTCAAGCCGCTTCGGGAATGGTGGCCCTGGCCGTCGCCTGTCGAAGTGCCGCCAACTCTCCGATCTTCGCTCAGCGGCTCGACGCCCGGCAAAGAGAGCACATCCAGGCTCTTCTCAACGGCCTGGGCGCGACCATCGAGAACACCTGGGTACAGGAACTCAAGGAAGTTCTTGAAATCATCGTCGTTCTCGCGGCCGAGACATCGGCCACGTCCGAGGACGAAATGCGCTTCAGACAATGGGCGCAGGGCGTCTTTCTCGACACCAGGCCGATGCTTCTTGTCGAGGACGACGTGACGGCCGACGTAGAGGACACGGCCGAGCCCGAAGCGAAGCGGCATCGAGTACGGAAAGCTCGAAGCTCCCGGGACACCTACCAGCGAGAGAGGCTCGAAAATCTCATCACGCGAGCGATCGCTATGGGCGTTCTGGTCACCAAGCCCGTTCTGGCCGGCGGCCAGGTATTCGTGGTGGGAACGGGCGCGCGCAAGACGGAGGAAAAGCTTCTGAAAGTCCGCGGAAGCCTTCGAGAAGCCGAAGCTTTGTGCAAGGAAGCGAACGAGGAAATTCGCAAGATGCACTTGACCGAAGCGTACCCATGATAGTCTCGCCCGCATGGACCCGAAAGATAGCGACAAGCTTGCGTTGGCGAACCGTCCCGACGCCCTGGGAATCTTTCCTGATTCGCTCGTGTCTCAAGTACCGAGCGCGGCGTACTCCAAGAGCAGGTACGCAGCCGCTGTCGAGCGCCTGGTAGCGAGGCTGCTGACGCTTGGCGGGGTCGCTTCGGGGTCTTCTGCGAGAGGCAAGAGGCGAGGCAAGGACCGCCCGCAGGACAAGAACAACACGATCCGCACCTACCTGAAGTCCTTGGAACTGTGGTCGTACTACAGCATCGCGAACTGGGGGCGAGAGCTTGCTCCGCGCGAGATCAGCATCGACACAGCGAGCGAGTACGCGTTGTGGCTTCACGGCGACAAGGCAGGTCCCGACGTTCGCCGCTACTTCGTTGCCGCGCTCGGAAACGACTTTGTGGGCATCTACGAAGCGCTGGAGAAGTCGTGCCGCCAGTACGGCGAAGCCAACATCGTGCAGATCGCGGAAGCTCTCCCGAGGGATCTTCGTGACAGGCTCGTTCGGGTCTCGACCGATCCGCGCCAGGAACTCAACGTGTTCGAGCTTCACAGGATGATGGGAAGGCTCATTCGCTCGTGCCGCCAAATCGTGCGCATGCCGAACGCAAACGAGATCCGAAGGGAAGAAGGATCCTACTGGACGGTGCGCGAGCAGGATCCGTACACGTATCGATATGCGATTCTCGGTCGCTCTGCGTTTGCCGTTTCGAGCGTTTGCACGCACCTTTCTGCCTTGAGCGCCGTGTGGGGCGAGATGGCAAAGCCCACAACCCCCGACGAGCCCGCGCTCGTGTTCAATCCTTGGAAATCACCCGCGGTTGTGTGGACCAAGAGACTTCGCTTTGAGAGAGCGAACGCTCAAGCATCCGGCCTGCAGCGTGGTCTGACGATTCCTTTGGTGCGCTCTATGCTCAATGCCGCGCTCGGTGCGCAACTCGAAAACCGCCGTGACTTCTTCGCTCTCACGATGCTCACGTACTTAGGGGTTCGGGCAGAAGAACTCGCGGGGTTGCTTCGATCGGACGTGCGCGTCGTCGATGGAGTGCTCAACATCGCTGTTCTTGGCAAGGGAAATTTCGTTCGTTTGCTACCCATGGCAGGGGTAATCAAGGACGCGTGGACTCTTTTGAACGGAGCGCTCGAAGCCGAAGCGACCAAGACCATGGTCAACGAGAGCGCGCTTCGCGTTCCCACGTACAACGCCCTGTATGCCAAAGCTCTGCAGGATCCCGAAGCGCCCCTGGTTCCCTCTCTTGCCAGGTGGGGGTGCAACAATCCCGACAAGGAGCCTGAAAAAGCACTTTCTGACGCAAGACAAGGGCTGGACACGTCCGGCGTGCGAGCCATGATCGATCGCATCGCGCTCCGAGCACGCGTCAGGGTCGTGGCGACGGGAGAGGTGCGGCGCTTGACCGAGTGCTTGCCGCAGTGCAAGACCGGCGTCTGCAATCACGAGATGAAGCGTGTCCACCCTCACGCTTTCCGCCACTACGCAGCCACGGCTTCCACGCTCGGAGGGATGCCTTTGACGGACGTGCGAGACATGCTGGGGCACTTTTCGATTCGCACGACCGAGACGTACATCCAGATCGCTCCTCAGAAATCGGCTGCGTTCTCGGCTGCTGTCTACCGCGTGACCAACCGGCAGACTGCAATGACGGCCGAAGAGCTTGCTTCCATGAAACCTCGAAGCCAGAGCCCGCTTGAAGAACCAGAGATCGTCGAGGCCGAACCCCTCGCTGCGGCCCCCGGCGGCGGCGGCCCTGCAGCCAAGAGAGTCACTCCCCTGTCCGAGCCCGAAAAAGAGCAAGTCATTGCCAGCCCGTTCTGGGCCTACGAAGCTGGCGACGCCATGCTCGCGTACTTGCCGGGAGTTTCGGCCACGAAATTCAGCATCGAAGCCAAGAATCGAGAAATGGCGGCCCAGCAGATCGTGACCGCTGCCGAGCAGTCTCAAGACACGGCCGAGTACGCCAAGGGTCTCAATGCGATGGCTGATGCCAGGGCCAGGCACCTTTGGACCACCTTCCGGATAGGGAAAATGTCCCGGCTTCCTTGGTGGGCAGGACGCGCCAACCGATGGGAAGGACCCCAGATGGCTCCCATCCTGTCGTACGCGCAGATCGCCCCCGAAACTGCCGATGACGCGTACGTTCTCGAAGAGCTTCGATGGCTCTATGACGAATTCTGGAACACGCGGGGCCCGACGGCAGCTGCAGCGCTCGTGATCTGGTTGGGCGAGCTTCTTGACGTGGCGAGCGTGCAGTTCACCCGGGACATGGCCGAGAGAAAGGACAGCTGGATCTCGTTTGAGACTCCGTCCACACCGAACGCGCGCGTTGTTCGGGAGCACCACGTCGAACAAATCATGGCTTGGCTGGAGGACTACGGCGGAGCCGTGGCCGCAACCGGCTACAAGACGGCCAAGAACCGGGGCAACATCGCCATCGCAGCCATGGACACCCTGCCCCCGTGGTTCTTCGTGCCCGATCCGCTAACGGACGAGAACGTTGGACTTCCGGCGGCCGAACGCCTGGAGCTTCAGCGATGGATTCTGGCTCTTCAAGGACAGCGCCCGAGCCGAGTCAGATTTGACCAGTGGACCGAGCAGATCCTGGTCAGGCTGGTGCAGTGGCGCCAGCAGTTCGACCAGGCGAAGGCCCGGGGGCAAGCGGGAGCCAAGGACATGGCCGATCTGGAAGCTTCGGCCAAGCGCATCGAAAATTTCTTCGTCGATCGTTTCCCGAAGTTTTCGTGGGAGGGCAAGACGATCGACGTTCGAGCCATCACGGCCGATCTGCCGGCGGCCAACTTGCAGGAGCAAATCCAAGCCAGGCTCTCGGCAATGCTCACGGCCGAAGGCGTTCCCTTCAGCGACGTGCAGGCGGCTTTCACGCCGACGCTCGATCGACGGGCCGGAATGCAGCACTTGCTCGATCCGGCCCTGCTGACATTCAACGCCGCCGGCACGATCGTTCACGATGATGCCACCAAGCGGTACTGGTTCGAGAAATACGGCACCGATTCCGAGTGCGTTGTCCGAAGAGCGATCAGGGTGCTGTGGGACCGGCGACGAAGAAGCCTCAAGTCGCAGACTCAGGGTTTGATCGTCCGGCACTTCGACTTGCAGCTTTCCTCTCTGATTCCTTGCCCGGCCGAGATGGAAAAACGAATGCGAGACGCCGGCTGGAAGGCTCCGCAAACGATCGACGAGTTGATCAAGGCCTCGAAGGTCATGTGGTCGGGCCTTTGCGATCGAGCCCGCGCCAGGCAGGGGGCGAGACCGATCACGCAGATCCCGCCGGAAGCCGTCGAAACTTTCTGGAATCGCGAGATCGAAGAGATCGACGAATTCGTCGAACAGCTTTCGCCCGAGATGGTGGAGATCGTTTCGGGCAGTCAAGCCGAAGAGCAGGCGCTCGATCGGATCGAAGCGGAGCCCGATGTCCCCGAGCCCCAGCAGCCCCAGGAGCCGCCTTCAGCCCCGGCCACTGCTCCGATGCCTTCGGCGGCTCCCGAAGCGCCTGCGCCCCCCCCAGCGATGCCGCCTTCCCCCTTCCCGCCGGTCTCTGCCAAGCAGACCGGAGAGTACGCCGAAAGCTTCGAGGCCGAACGAGCGGCCGCCAGGGAGGCGAAGCTCAGTCCCGAGGAAAAAGAGCAGCGGCGACGAAAGCGTCTCGAAGAAGCAGACGCTGCAGCTGGACAGATGGCTCGAACGGCCGAAAAGAGGGGGTACACAACCCTGGAACTCGACCCGAACTTGTTCTGGACCGTCGTTCGCAGCCCGGCGAAGTACATCTTGCTCGGAACGCCGACCTACGCAGGAGCTTTCGACTTGACCCGGCTTCGCCGCTACGAGCAGGTGCTGAGGCGATTTCGACCACGAATTTTCTGGGACATGGATGAAAGAAAGCTGCGTTTTCGATACAAGTATCCCGAGCGGGGCGACGGCCAGGCGAAAGCAGGGGCAAACCTGCTGCCCATGACCGAAGCGAAGTTCGAGCGAAAAGCCGCGGTAATCGCGGTTGAATTCCCGGGAACGAGCACGATGCTCAAGAACCCCGAAGGCCCCCCAATTTGGCTCGACGTGCGCCCCTGGGCACCAAGGTGGCCGCAGTATCCAGCGCCTGCCACCGACGACGCGGCCGATCCGATCGTCCAGCAGATGGGATGGCCGAACGATCCCGACATGCACCCTCTGGAAAGAGCGATCCGGTGGGAGGGGGCGATGCAACGGTACGCGTACTGGAAGAGAGCCGGTAGCCGCGCCACGGGGTCCTACGTTCCCAACGGGTGGAAACCGGGCATCATCCGAAATGCGCCTTCCAAACGAGGCGTCGCGCTGCCTCACCCGATAGACTTCGCCTTCGCAGCCCTCCGAAGCGCCTGATCAGGGCGGAGCCACGTACGAGTCGTTCCAGAATTCGGTCGCCAATGCCCCGCCTGGCAGCTGGATCTGGTGCTGCCGAAGAACCTGACCTCCGCACGCGCCCTCCAACCACTGCCGGGCCTTGTTCATCGTGTCCGTGATGAAATCGGTTCCACCCCACGTGCTCGTTCGATAAGCGAACCAAGAGTACTGCGTCTGCCGAATCACGATTCCGACGAGTTTTCCGTCCTCTGTGGCCGTCGGACCAGGAGGAGATGTCCCTCCTCCCTGCCCATCGGTTGGACCGGGCATCGGACTGAACACGTCGCTCGCCGCCAAGCGCATGTCTTTGGCCTTTCGACGGCGCGTCGAGGTGAAAAAGCTGCCCTGCATCGGCTGACGAAGGAGCGAGGAGCGATGGATCGAGGCCATGCGCCCAGCATACCCGCTGGCGCGCGCGGCAACCAGTGCGTTCTGGTAGGTTGGGCCGCGTCAGCGTATTCTCTGTCCCCATGAACCCCGGAGATCGCTCATGAGCGCCTGGACCCTGATCCGAACCCTGGTTGCTGCCGTTGCCGACGCCCCCGGGCCGCCTGCAGCAGCTTCGGGCGTTGCCCTTCCCGCGAACATGTCGATCGTGGAGTTCCGGGTTCAGAACCTGGTCACAACCGGCAACCCGACTTCTCTGATTCTGTTTCTCTGGCGCATTCAGACCGGCACGGTCGAACTGATCGGGACGCACGAGATTCAGACCGCCAACAACGTGATGCCCGATCCGAAAAGGGTGATTTCCGAGTCGCCGGACGTGTACGTGACGATCGGCTTCACGGGCGGGACCAACCCGACCGCTTCAGGCACAATCGAAGCCCGGGGTTTGTTCGGCCTGACGGACCTGGGCATCGCCGTGACTCCCGGTCTTCCATCCGCCTGGGGCCTGTACCAGGAAGATACGGCGCACACCTCGGGCGACTGGGGCGAGAACATCCTTGCCGTGCGTCGAGACGTTCCGATCAACTCTGCGGGATCGGACGGAGACTACTGCGAGTTCAACATCGACGCGGACGGCTACCTGTACGTCAACGTCAAGGGATACGACGCGGCGAGCAACGCGGTGCGCGTGTTCGAGACGGCTCCTCTCTGGTCGCGAAACGTACAAACCCCGTTTTCTCTTGGTGGTCCGATCACGATCACAACCACCACGCCGAACTGGGTTGACGTTGGACCGGAGATCCCTCTGCAAGGGTACACTCGCATCACGCTGTGGATCGATCTCGACATCAACGCCATGACCGGGATCATGATTCGATGTCTCGGCAAGCACACTTCTGCTGGGGCAGACGAATACAGCCTGCCGATCTACAACCCGTCCGTTGCCGGTGCTGCTGGTACATGGACGATAGGCGTTGAACCAGAGCGGATGAAACTCAACATCGATCTGGATCAGAAGATCGCAGTCACATGGGACGTGAGTAATTCTCATCCGTTTGTGCAATTTCAAGCCACATGTTCTGTCGATGGAGGAGATAACGCAATTCTCACGACTGCCTACGTGACGTACGGATGGGGCTCGTAGGAGGTCGCCATGCACCTTGGTGGAATCGTCGGCGCAGGGTCGGTGGCTGTCGTTCAGGACGTGCAAGTCGATGCTGGCAACAGCAGCACGGCGAACATTGCCATCGGCGGCAGCTTCACCGGGGCATGGAAGAGCACGCTGGGGGTCGCGGCTCTGCAGGCCACGGTCACCATGGGCCAGCCTGGAAGCGTGTACATCGAGCAGGATGACAACCCCTTGGCCGTGACGGCCACGATCTCGGATCTGCTCGACTTCGTCCCCGGACGACCCATCGGCACGACGGTCAAGGCAGTCTCAGCGTACTGGCGCATCCGCGTGGTGAACCTGGGTGCAGCGATCTCGACCGGTGTGAAGATCGCGGGCTTCCTGTGTCCGATCACAGAGCCGCTTCCGAGGGCCACGGACGCGCACAACAACCTGCGAGTCGCTTCCTACGGGCAGTACAGTGTCTTCGGTGACGAAGCTCGCATGAGCCCGCACGGATTTCAGGATGTGAACCAGCCCTACCGGCTCGTGGGCACGATGTTCGGCACGGTCGCGGAAGGCATCGACGGAAACTTCTGGCAGGTAGCTCTGCTTGGCGGTGGCGGCGCACCAGCCACGGCTTCGATTGTGACCGCTGGCGTCGTGACGCTTGTGACCGGAACCACGAACCCCGCACACTCGCAGATCCAGACCGTGCGGCGAGCGAGGTACACCAACCTCAACGCGCATCGGTCCTACCAGCGTGTGCGTTTGCCCACGGTCGTCGTCGCGAACGCAACACGTATCTGGGGTCCGATGACCACGACGGGCTCTCCCTTGGCCCCGGTGGACGGCTACACGTTCGACGTGGACGCGGCAGGCGTGCTGAACCTAAGTTGCTACGTCGGCGGATCGCGAGTCGGCAGAACCGTCGCGAGCGGCGCGTTCAACGGTGACGTGAACCAGTACGTGGTGGACCAGAACAGTCATGCCTACGAGGTGGTCTGGACGATCTCCAAGGCGCGCTTCATCATCGATGGAAACCTGATCCACACTTTCAACGGAACGACGGCCCCCCTGTCGGGCACGCAGCACTTGCCCGCGACCTTCCTGGCGCTCGGACTGGGCACGTCGGCTTCGATGGAGACGTGGTCGGGCTCGATCACGCGCCTGGGCCGCGAGTCCACCTCTCCTATGATCAAGCTGATGCAGGCCACGGCAGGGCTTTGCATCAAGATTGGGCCAGGGCGTCTGCACAGGATCATCATTGACACGGGCAACAACGCCGCGACAATCGTCGTCCACGACACGGTGGCTGCGCCTGCTGCCGGAAACATGATCGTCAACACGAACCTTGCAGCGAATGCTTCTCCCGTCTCCATCGAGGTCGGGGGAGATACCTACACGGGCTTGTACTTCATCATCACGGGCGCGAGCGCATACGTCACGGCGGTGTACGAATGAGCCTTCAGGAAGGACACGTTGCGGGCGACGGGATGATCTGGCGTTGTGACTTCTACAACACGCTGGCAGTCACGGATCTGGGCGGAATAGTCAGGGGCACGCCGGTCATCGACAGGGGGTTGTTGGTGAGCGCGGACAACACCGACGACGTGAGCTTCGCTTCTGGTCACGGAGTGCTGAACGGGGCAACGCAAGCCACCTGGGTGATCGATCTGGTGACGCCTGCCAACATCGTGAACGCAAGCATCTTGTTCGGCCGGTTCGGAGCAGCGGGATCTCGCGCTTGGGAGTTCGACATCGAGTCTTCCTACCTGTTTTCGTTCATCACGAACGTGGCCGCTGGAAACACAAGCACGGACCGAACGACGGCAGTCATCCTGGCGAACACCGCCTACCGCATCGCGTGGGTATTCAACGGCGCAGGCCCGACGCTTGGTCTGTACCTGAACGGTCAGCCCGTGGGAGTGTCACACTCGACGGGAACGCTTCCGGCGAAGTTGGAAGCCGTCAACGCACCGCTCAATTTTCTGTCTGAGAACTTTGTGCGAGCGGCCCGAGCCGGACTTCGGATCAAGACTCTCAGGGTGTTCAACTTCGCATTCAGCGCAGAGGAAGCCTTGGACGATTACCAGCAGGACATGGCCCAGGAGATCACGCCCCAATGAGCCGCCCGCTGATCTACTTGCCCTTGCGGTCGATTTACCTGGAGGAAGATGCGACCAGAGATCCCGTCGTGGACGGCAACATGGAAGCTCCCACCGCTGCTGCCTACACAGCAGCCGCCGTGACGTTGTCCAAGATCGCTGGCAGTCGCCCAGGTGGCAGCGGCACGCAGGTTCTGCACGCAGTATCCACTGGGGGAGCGACCGACGCATACCAGAACGGTCTGACCATCGGCGGAACGTACAGGATCGTGGTGTGGCAGAAAACGGACGGCACGTTCGCGCCGAGAATCTACGGTGGCGGCGCAGTCCGGTGGACAGGTCTGGTCAACAACGCATGGCAACAGGGCGACACCGGGCTGTTCGTCGCGACCGACGCGGAGATAGGTCTGTATCAGGGCGTGCTTGGGGCTGGACAGTCCTGGGATGCGGATGATCTGCAAGCCATCCCGTCCCTGTGCCTCACCAGAAACATCGGAAGCGTTTCGACCAACGTGCAGTGCGGCGACGGGCTCACCCCGGCCACGTTTCCCACGATGCTCACCCCTTCCATCAGCCTGCGTCGAGGCGTTGCGCTCAACGGTGCGGCTGGTGTGAACCTTCGCTGCCTCACTGACCTTCCGGCGCTCACGGACATCACGGCAGTCGTGCAGTTCGTCGGGTTGCAGAAGACCGTGAACTACCCCGGCCTGATGGGCAAGGTCTGCACGGGCACCGCCGGATGGTCGCTATCTGCAGAGCTTGACGGTGGGGGTCGGCGCATCCCGACGTTCTACGTTGGGGGAACTGGATTCGGTAGGTATATCTCCGCAGCGGGGATCGATCTGGCGGATGGTGGTCTGCACACGGTTATGGGCACCTACGTCGGCGCAACGGGCATCGCGTCGCTCTACGTGGATGGGTTGCTGGTGCGAAGCGCGGCTGCAACCGGGGCGCTCGATGGTGGGGGCACCACGACCTACGTCGGCGGCGACGGCGTGTTTCTGGGGCGCACGACAGCCAAGATGCTGCACGCATCGGTGTGGCCACTGCCGATGACGCCGCAGCAGGTATCGGTGTTTCACAACCGATTGCTGTCGGAACTCTCGACGTGAGGTAGCATCGAACCATGGGCAAGCTGATCGATTACCTCAAAGCCACATCGCACCTCCCCCTGTACGCGACCCTCAAGCGAGGCACGCTCATCGACCAGGGCAGCAGCGCTCTCGGTGCTCTAGCGATCACGGGGGCTCCGCTGTGGAAGGACACGGATCGAGGGGACGGGCTGTGGACACCCAACGCGGGAGCGAATTACGTGTCGCCTGGGAATCCGGTTGCCCTTCAACTGAACACCGGGACGATCTTCGCTGTGGGGTGCAGGACAGAGTCGGCCACAGCCGCGTACCAAGCCATCCTGAACAAGCAGAACGCCTACACCTTCGGATTCAACCCGGCAGCAGAGCCGAGAGCATTCGGTGTGTACGACTGGAACTCTGGCTTGTGGCGAGCTTCCACGTTCGTCGAGGGTCCAACCGGGCTGCTGCATCTGTTCGCCATGTCGTACCAGTCAGGCGTTGTCAACGGCACGACTCTCTACGTGGACGGAGTCCCGTGCGGGATCACCACGTTGACCGTCGTCAATCAACTCAGCGACTTTCGTATCGGTGCCGGTGGTGGTGGGCAGGGATTCGGCGGAACGGTTCTGCTGGCAGGCGTCTGCGACCTCGTGCTGACCGGAGCCCAACACGCCCAACTCTGGGACGAGTTTCTGCAGGAAGGCTGGGTCAAGAACCTCGCCCGCAAGAACTTCGTCTACCAGTATCCCGCGAAGCGCGCCAGCGAGTACGCTGCGGCTGGCATCGTGCTCGACACAGACTTCAAGCGGATCAACGCAACGACCGTGCGTGACCTCGTCGGCAGCTATCCGGGGACCATCGTTGGCATTCCGGTGCCGGGGCAGAACGACGAGGGGATGCTGTTTTCGTCTGCATGCTCTTTGAACCAGGGAGACGTAACGGCGTTCAACAGCGTGGCGGCGTTCACCTACGAGACGGTGATTGACACGGGACCGGGGAACATTCCGGCGCTGTCCTACATCTTCGGGAAGGGTCCGGCGGATCTCATCGTTCTGTCCAACGTTGCTGCATCTGCCGCCGTTCAACCACTCACGATCACATGGGTTGTGGGTGGCGTGACGTTCACCGCTACGACTACTTCAACTCAGTGGCGCACGGGAACGCAGCAGCACGTCGCTATCGTGTTCGATGGAGCAGGCGTCGGAAACGCGGGACGTTTGAAGCTGTATGTTGACGGGGAAGAGGTTGCGCTCACGTTTGCTGGTGCTGGACTACCCGTCCCTGCAACTACCCCGAACCTCGCTGGTGGAAGCCTGATCTATGGCAACCCTGGCGTCGCGGTTCAGATCGCGGCGAAACAGGAACGCATGTTCAATCGTGCTCTCACAGCGGCTCAGGTTCGTACAGAGTATCTGCAGTGGGCGCAGCGATTGATCCTGCGCGAGACCCTGGAGGACGTGCCCGTGACGCTGACCGCGAGCGTTGCGGCGGGTGGGCAGATCGGTCCATGGACCCTGTACGGCGACACCTGGGCCTGCGTGGAGAGCGCGACGGGTCGGCGCAGCATGAAGCACATCGGAGCGGGCCACGGGGCCGCGTCGAGGCCAAGCTCGCAAGCGTTCGGCACTTGGCATTTCTTCATGCGCCCAGGTACCGTGAGCGTGAACGAGCAGTACGTGCTGTTCATCGCATCGCAGCCTGGAACCTACGCTGCCACCGGACAGAACGGCTACATGATCTACCTGAGTGCCGGTCAGCCTTGGCTGTTTCGCCTGACGGGGGCTGTTGCCACGTCACTTGGAAGCGGTCCTGTTGGCAGCATCGTCGCGGACACGCAATACGAGGTGATCATCAACCGGCGTCCTTCCGATTGTCGTATGACGATCTGGATGTGCGGAGGAGCCTGGGGGACGACCTGGACACAGGTGATTCAAGCAACGGAAGCCAGTCACGTCACCAGTCAGTACATCAGCCTGGGATCGGTTCTGCGCTCCGACAGCTTCCCCATGTTCGATCCATTCGACGCCACGGTGTAAGACCATGCGAGCATTTCAAGGTTGTCTCGACCCAACGCGCAACGAAGTCCCTGGCGTCTTGCAGGCAATACTGACCCCAAACGCTGACGCGATCTGGCTGGCGTCGTACGGGATCGCTGTCCCAGCATTCGGCGGCACAGACTGGTCATGCGCAGCAGCGGGTGTGGGCGCGTGGACAGCAGGAGGCGGCGCTGCGTTGTCGAAGGTGGCGACCGCTCCCGGTGGGGGCAACGCACTCAAGATCGCAGGAGCAAGTAGCTTTGCGTATCAGGCTGGAACGTCCGTATCTGGCACGACGATCCGCTACGTCGGCAAGGTCAGAGGCGACGCGACAGGCATCCCGATTGTGATGGATGCGGCTCTCGGCGTGCAGTGGCAGGGCACGTCATCGGTGGTGTGGCAGGATTTCGACATCGAGTTCGCGTGCAACGGCACGGCCCTGCCGATCCTCTACACAGCCGTGGGCGGATCGACCGAATGGGCGCTCACTACTCCGACAAACCGCAACGCAACGGTCTGGACGCCTGTCGTCGGCACAACGCCGCTCGTGCAAGCGCACGCGCTCGCGCCTCGATACTCTGAGTTCGGTTTCGCTGGCAATCCTGGTCTGCTATTCAACGGCTCAACTCACACCATGACTGCCGACGCAATCGGCGCTTGGTTCGCTGGCGACGACACGCCATTTACGATCAGCATTGCAGGTACGATCAACGCTCCCGCATTGCTGCAATGCCTCTGGTCAATCGGAGACGCGGTCAATCAAGGCGCGATGATTCCGACGTACAATGCGGGTGCGTACAAAGTCTATCGCTACGACGACACGGGCGCGTCAGCTACAGCGAGCGGCGGCACGCAATCGACCGTCGCGCAGATCATGACCGTCCGATTCAACGGCACAACCGTGGACGTTTGGATCGACGGGATCAAGGTCATCAACGGAGCGGCGCTCAACGTCGGCGTCGCAACGCCTGGGCAGTTCACTGTCGGCGGCTGGCGACGGCTCGGCGTCATCGCGGCATACACCGCCATGAGTGCGGGAGGGATCGTCGTGTCCCGTCGCGCGATCACCGACGCGGAAGTCGCCAACGAAACCGCGTGGCTAATCGACAGGTGCTTCGATATTCCTGCCAAACTTGGAGGGATCATTGTTGCTCCCTACGCGCAGCATACGGTCGCCGTGATCGGCGGGCTCGCAGCGCAATCGGCGCAGAACCTTCGCGACCCAGCAGTCTTGCTCACAGCAGCATCGGCACCTCAACGCCCTGCGGTGAAAAACGGCGTGTTCACAATGGCCGCAGCGTCGAACACCGCACTGGTAGCAGCATCAGGAGGGGTGACTGGCAACGCCTCGCACTCACAGGTGCTCGTCGTAGCGTACCCAGAAACTGCCGCGAATCAGACCGTGATTCACACGACGCTCACTCAGGGCGTAGCGGCCGGGATCGAGTTCATCGGCACCAGCGGACAACGCGACTACCAGTACGGCTCCGACGTGGGACTGTTCCCTCACGCGGCAGAAACTGCCATCGCTTGGATGAACGAGTACCACGTCCACGTCCGTACCTACGAGGCCAGCCGCGTGCGGACACTGGTGGATGGAGAAGAGATCGCCAACGCGGCGGGAGCCATCACCCTGGGTTCAGGCGCAATCGGGCTCCAGGGCATCAGCGGCGCGGTCAACGATGCTTCGGTCAAATTCGCGCAGTGGATTCCCAGTGCGCTCACGGACGCGCAGATCCAGCAGATCACCGCGTGGGCCGTGGCAAAATTCGGATTGACTCAGCGCACGTTCACTCCGCACACGGCTCCCATCGTCTGCCACGTCGGGGATTCGTTGACACAGGGCAACGCGGCTACGCGGCCAGAATACACGTACCCTGCTCGCATGCTCGCCACTACGCCGCACGCGAGGCTCAATCAAGCGGTCGGATCGTCGTTCATTGGAGACGCCATTGCGTTGGCCTATGAAGTGGATGCGGCATACGACGCAACCCGTACTTGTGTCCTCGTGATGTGGCACGGCACCAACGACATTGCGCTTGGAGAGTCTGGAGCGGACACTCACGCGGAGCTTGCCGCCTACTGCGCGGCAAGGCGTGCAATCGGGTGGAAGGTCGTCGTTGGGACGTTGCCCGCAATCGACTACGCCGGGATCACTCCCGCGATCCAGGCAGAGTACGCAGCATATCGCGCTGCCATCCAGGCCAACCATGCCACCTACTCCGATGGGTGGGTAGACATCCAAGCCGACGCGAGAATGGCCAACGCTTCGGACTTGACCTACCGGACAGCGGACAAGGTGCATTTCACCGACGCGGGGTTCTTGGTGGTTGCTTCCTTGTTTGAGCCAGCCGTACAGGCATTGCTATGAGCCCACGAAGCATCCACCGCCCAAGCAGTCAACTGATCGTGCCCTCGCACTTGAGGCCCCCGCACGGATGGAGCGGGACTGGTCCGTTCGTAGCTCATCGCATGGACATGTCGTTCGCGCAGCAGTGGTACAAGTTGGAAGACTTGGCCGATCCGCTCGTGAACGACGGGCTGCGCGGCGTGGGCCTGAACCTCGACTACGTCGCAGGCGACGGCGCTCCGACCTACGGCGCAGCGGGTGGCCTCTTCGGTGGGGTATGCCTGGAAATGTCAGCCGCGACAGCCAAGTGCATCGAATGGAACCGCCAGGACGCAGCCGACGCGCCGTTCTTCGGTGACCACGTTTCGATCTGGGCATGGCACACGCCCGTGGACGTAGGAGCCGGGAAGCTGCCACAAATCTGGGGGCGTCACGGATACTTCGACAGCGGTGGCAATTTCATCCTGGGGGTCGGAACCGATCAGAAAGCCGTCGCATACGTCACCTACACTTCGCTGCAGACATCGTTCAAGTCCGCAGCCATCGTGACCTGGGGAGTGCCTCACCTGTTCGGTCTGACGCACGACGGGGCGACCAGCCGCCTGTATCTCGACGGCATCGAAGTTGCTCACTACGATCAAGCCGAACCCATCGTGTGCGCCGGGACCGGAGGATGGTCGCTCGGATGCTGGAACACGGCTTCCTACCGGCACTCAGCGGGCAAGTACCATGAAGCTGGTTTCGACGACACGGTGTTCAGTGCCGCCGACATGCTCACCATGTACCACGCGGGCATGCCGTGAGAGCCAAGCGAGGGGAGTGAGAAAGCATCAAATTTCGTGCTACCCTCTCCTCCATGAGCGAGCCAAGCATTGTGTCGGTCGAGTCCGGTCGTTTGGTGATCGTCCCCAAGCGCTCTCTGCCTCACGGTCCGATGAAGGCCTCGTGCGTAATCTTTCCCATCCCCGCCGGCAGAATCGTCCTGACCCCGACTTTCGCGCCGGTTGTGGGTCATCCCGGAACAGCGGCCCTCAAGAGGCTCGTGATTGCCAAAGCCCCCTCTGCCACCAGCGCTGCGGATCAGGTTCTGTTGGCCCACGCGCCCTTCCTGGTCATCGGAGACCACTCCTTCGTGTACACGCGCACCCCCGGGGCCATGAGCGAGCCTGGCAGGGCTCTGAGGGCCTGCGCGGGGGCTCGGAGGTCTGGGACCTACCGAGCCGACTCCAGCGACGTGGGGGCCTGCCTGCGCACCGGGTGGCGAAAGGCCACCTACGGGGTCAGACAGCTGGAAGGGGGAACGATCGAGTGTGTGCTTCTGGAATTCGAGGGCGAGGACGACGACGACCCCATCACGGAGCCGTGATGGCCGACACTACCTGGATTTTTCGAGTCATCCAGCATCCGGCAACGTTCTCGGGATCGATCACGTAGTCGATCTGCGACTGCCGGTCGATCGGGCTGAGGTACGACAGAACGAACGATCCCTTGTCCTCGCGAAGGCGACCTTCGAGGTGATCGACGATCATCGGAGGGCCCGGGTTGTTCTGCTCTCCCGTCACGATCGGCAGAAGCCGCCCGCCCTGGGACGCAATCAGGTAGATTCCGTGCTTGAATTGCAGGAACACGTCATTGTCAACAGCAGCGGCGAGATTGATCATGAAAATTCCCTTTCAATATGCGACAGAAACGGTCGAGTAACCTTGAGCCAGTCCCACTCGCGAGCAAGATCGACGGCGACCTGCTCGGCCTCCTGCTTGAGCCTGGCCCTGTGTTCGTAGGCGTGCCGAAGGCCGTCGGCAATCATCTCGGACGTGACCGTCGGTGCCGGCGCGGGATCGAACTCCGTCGGGCCTTCCGGCCCCGTTTCAACGTCCACCTCGCCCGGAAGGCCTGTGTCCTGGAACACTGGATGAACGTCAGCCCATTCTCTATGACCGCAGTCCACGGTCACCACAACCGGTGTGCCGCAGCACAGCGCTTCGAGGGGGCACAACCCGAAGCCTTCGGCCCGAGAAGGCTGCACGACGAAATCGAAGCACGAGTACACCCACCGAAGCTTGCTTGCAACCGCGTCGAGCCGGGGCATGACCCTGACGCGCTCCTTGAGAATGGGGCTGTCGGCCACTCGCATCGCCATGCGCATTCGTTCGAGGCCGGTGGACACAATGGTCAAAGACGCGTCCATGCCCTCTCGAAGGCAATTCTCGAAGGCTTCAAGCAGGGGGTAAGTGCTTTTTCGGTCGGTATGACTTTCGACCATGTGCAAGAAAGCCGTGCCTGGACCACGGAACGCTGGCCACAGAGGCGACGCTACAAGCTGCTCTCTCTCCTCGGCCACAAGAGGTCGAAAACCAGGACCGACGCCGTGGGGCACCAGGTGCACAGGCACGTCGGGAGCAATTTCCTGCATCTGCCCCACGACCCAAGAAGAAGGCGCAAGCACTTCGGCCTTCGTCGATCGAATCAAAGCGAGCATGTCTTCCGGAAGCCAGCATGTGTGCGTGGCAAGAACGACGTAGGTCTTGGCGTGATTGAAAAATCCCTCGATCCCCAACTGTCGCATGTCCGCCACGATCGCTACCGGTGCGTCCTCACCGGTGTTGAGCACCCTCATGCTCTCAGGGATGTCTTCTTCGGGCCACAGTATGCCGGCCAGAAGGCCGGCGCTCTGCAGAGAATACAGCCAGCCGGCGGTGACGGTAGCCATGCTGCTGTGACCGGTGAAACAGCCGTACAGGCGAACGAAACGGCTCATGCCTCGTACCCCGCCAGGTCCGCTCCGACGGTCAAAGCGATCGTTTCGACGATCGATCTCAACTTCTGACCGATCACGTCAATGGTGTAGGCAGAAGCATCGAAAACTTCGTAAGGCGTCTTTCTCAGAATGAAAGCCGCTCCCATGGCGGCCTGCAGTTCGTCCATCGGGGGCTTGGGCCACAGCGTTCCTTCGGGTGCCTCGTACGCAGCGGCAGGAGCCGAAAAATCGGTGTACCTGATGCGAATGTCGTCCGTGCCAATGAAGTCCGCGGGGCCTCCCCACGCCATCGCCACCAGCCGAAGTCCCGCAACCCGCGCGTCGAACGCCGGCAGGTCGAACCCTTCCGACCGGCCGATCTGCAGGTACGAGTGGCAAGAAGAGTACAGGTCCACCAGTTCTTCGCGAGTCAGAGACCTCTTCCACAGAACCTGCAGGTGTTTGGCAACGTTCGAGCCCGTCCATCCTTTCTCGATCACTTTCGGGTTTTTCAACCAGTACATGACGCTCTCGGACACGTTCTGCGGGTAGTCCTTGCCGCTCCAGTACGGAGTGCATTTCAGGACCATCTGCACGTCATCGTTGGGGCCGAACTCATGCAGGAAAGCCCCGATGACCGCGTGCTGGTTCTTGCGAGGCTCCCACTTGCCCACGTGCAGGAACCTGAACGTCCCTGCCGTGTACTTTGCCTTCGCCGACCGCATCGGGTCGCGCAGAGCCATGGGGTGGGGCACGACGTGCACGGGCACACCGATGCCCGCTGCTCGCAGCCAGCCTGCGTTGGTGCCGCAGGGCACGATGACGCACGCAAACGCGTTGAAGCCTTCGATCCACTGCTCGGGGATCTTGTCGTATTCCAGGGCAGCGTAGGCGGCCGTTCGCTTGATCATGCTCACGCGAGCTTGTTCGCCGCCGGGGATGGGACCGGGGTGAAGCTGGCCGGCAAACTCACCCTTCGATGGAACGAAGTGATGGATCATGGCCACGTTTCGTTCGTGGTGAAGCTCAGTCAGGTGATCGACCTCTTCAATGACGGCCGGGGGCAAATCCTTGTAGAACGAAGACTCGACGATGCCGCGGTTCCAGTGCTTGTGTGAAAAGCTCTGCAGGAACACGGGAATCTTGGCTCTGCGAAGGGCGCAAGCGTTTCGCCGAACAGCGATGCACACGCCGTCGTGCATGGTCTCCCAGGGGCCCCGGTAGGTGACGCCGAAGGGGTGCTGGTGAGGCTTTCCGAGCCCGAACTTGGGGGGTTTGCGAGCGATTTCCTTTTCGAGCCCCTCCAGGCTTTCGTCAGGCGTCCAGAATTCTTCGAGACCTGGCACGAGATCGGGCGGTTGGACCATCGGCTACACCCTGTACATGACGTTGTTGTGAATCTTGAACGCCGCGCCGCAGTTTACGTTGTCGCAACGCAGAACGTCGGTATCCATGACGGTGCCGGCGGTGGTATAAAACTCTTGCCCGCTGGGGGCATCGGAGTTTCGAGCAGCCTTTATTTGCCCTGCTTCCTTCGTATCGATGTACCACTTTCGGTGCGTCGATTTGACGTGGCACTGGGCAAATCCGGAGGGTACCCCACGCTCGAAACAGGCCGGGCAAACGAAGATGAGCATGTGCTCTTCGCGGCCCGACGAGTCATCCACAACCAGTTCGCACAGCTGTTCGCTCAGGACGTCTCGGCCCTTGCCGACGTACCGGATGAGCACGCGGGGCGAGGTCATCTGAGGGGCGAATTCCCGCTGGAACATCATGGCGCCGCCGCGTTCGACGGGCACCTGGGCCAGGCGCTTGTCGGCGTCGTCCTGGTCCCGGCGCTTCTCGGCATCGGCCATCGAGGCTTGCAGGGCGTTGTCGTAGGCGCTGGTGGTGGTGCCGCCCCGGACGATGCCCTGGATGCCGGCATACTTGTTGGCTTCCCCGGGGGGCAGGCAGACGCCCTTTGCGCCCCAGACCTCGGGCTCCTGCAGCCCGACGGCCCTGTCCAGTTGCTCGTCCGTCATCGCAGGCGCCTCCTCAAAGGGAGCGGGGCTGTCTCCCGCCATCATGCCCCACTCTGGGGCGCGAGGCTGCGGCGCGGTCTCTGGGGCTGGCGGCGGGGCGGGTTGCGTGGGGGGGGCGGACTTCGGCTCGCTCATGTCGGCGAGACTACGCGCGCGCACGTGCTTACGTCAAGCATCGCGCGTGCTAATATCCGAGAGCGTTGCTCTTTTTCCAGGCGAGGAAAGCGAAGCCGGCGCCGACGACGGACGCGAAAGCCGTGATTCCCATCAGGATCTGAATGGGCTGAATCATCGGCTTGACCTGGGCCTGGATGAAAGGCGCGCTGCGCACGATCACCATCTGCAGGGCCTGGTCGAGCGTGCCGCCGAGAAGGTCCGTGATGGGGTCAGCGCCCAGCCCCTGCAGGGGAAGGCGCATCTGGCGCAGGGGCGCGTAGTACTGGTGCGCGCCGAGACCTTCGAGCCCGACGAGGCTGCGGGGACCGGCGGCGCGGGGTCGGTACATGGCTTGCGGGATCATCGGGTTCCTTGTTCCGGGAATGAAGGCCTCGAAGGCGAGCCCGGGGGTCTTGTCCAGCACGTTGGCGCGTTCGTAACTCATTTTGGGCGGCCTTTTCGCTTTTCTATGTCGGCAACAACCAGATCATAGGCCTTCTTCAAACTTCGCACTAGATCGCCATTGGCTCGCTTCTCGTCGGCGGACGCGTTGTCGTGCCGGTCGGGATGGTACTGGGCGATCTTTCGCTTGTACGCCTTCTTGGCTTCGAGCGCCGTCGCGTCTCTCTCGATCCCCAGAAGGTCGTAGGCCCAATCGTTGGCCTGTCCTGCGACGCCATGGGCCTGCTGAGGGCTCGGTTGCCAGGGGGTGGCGTGTTGAGCTGCCAGTTTCATGCAGGCCCAGCAGACCAGCGTAGCGTCGGCGCTGACCAGGGCGTGACCGAGGCACACCGGTCGGCCGCACAGGTGGCACCCCCCCATGGCGTACTGGGCGCAGATCCCAGCGGGCTCTTCGTGAGCGCAGACGGGCGGAACGGAAGCGGGCAGCAGCCACTTGGTGGGAGCCTTCTGCGCGATGCCGATCGCCCACGGGGCCAGGACGTGCGTGAGCAGAGCCTTGGCGCGGTCATTTCCGTACGATTCCAGGGTGTGAGCGAACTGCCCTACGGCCTGGGCGATGTGCAGGGGATTTACCTGCGCGCCGCCTCCGCTGATGGACGCCCGAAAAAAGTCGAGGATGGATGGCATCGTGAGCGCGAGCTTATCGCGTGCGATGCTCCTTGCCTAGCACCCATGACGCCGGCAGCTTGCGCACCAACCAGAAGCCGCCGACCAGTCCCACAACCCCTCCGGCTGCTGCGACGGCCCAGACGGGGATGCGGGTGGTTGAAAGCTCACGCACGTCCATTTCGCCCAGTCCGCCAAGATAGCCAGCGATCGCCAGGACTTTGTCCGTGACGTGCTTGTTCTGCGAAAGGAGCATCAGCGGCAGCATGGGATCAGAGCAATTTCGTCGTACCGTACGACGGCGTGTTGACCGCTGCAGTGGGCACGACAACTTGACGGGCTGTTGAACTGATCTGCAGGACCGGCTTGACCACGGGCTGACCCGAAGTGGGGGCCTGGGTCCCGGGCATGATCAGGTTCACTGCCGAACTCGACGGGATGGCCGTCTTGGGAGCCAGCAGAGTCTGGATAGCCGCTCCGATGCGAGCCAGGGGGCTGGTGGACGCCGTTCCTGTCCTGGGAGCGTTGTACGACGACGCCGTGCGCGTACTCACGGCCGCGGTAGCTTGCGGGGAAGTTGCGGCTTCACAGCCGACCCAGCACTTGTACCAGCCGCTGCTGTCGCCGGTGAGCATCTGCTGGCCGTACGTCTGCGAACACTGCTGCTTGCACGTGACGGCAGGCGCCGGTGCCGAAGGATTGCACCCGAGAACGCAGCCTCCCCAGTTCATCAGGTCGTTGTTGGGCAAGTACTTGTCCGAGCACTGCTGCTCGCACGCAACCGCGGCGGGCGGCGCGTTGTACGAAGAAGCCGTGCGCGTGCTCACGACCGAAGAGGTCGGTGCGTTGTACGAAGATGCCTTTTTCGTGCTCACGACCGCCGGTTGCGACGCCGCTGGGGCGTTGTACGAAGAAGCCGTTCGGAGCACTGGCACCTTGACGGCCGAAGCCGCGTACGACGAAGCCGTACGAAGCACAGGCACCTTCACGACCGGGCTCGACGCCTTGATGACGGGCACCTTCCAGCCCGTGGCGGCCGGAGGTGGCGGCTGCTTGGCGGGGATGCCCATGTTCATCTTCAGGGGGCCAGCGGAGTTGGCCGGCGGTGGCTTGGCCATGCTGAGCAGGCCGAGAAGCTGGCCGGGCCGCACCGACACGTTCCCCGGAATCAAGCCAGGAGCCGCAACCGTGCCGGCGGGCAATTCGAGGGGCCCGATCGTCCAGCCGCCGGGGGGCGGAGCGAACATCCCTTCCTGCGTCACCGGGATGGAGTTTTCCGCTGCTGCGTCGAGCGCGTCTTGCAGCTGGGGCAAGACGGCTTCCATCTTGCGAGCGGCGAAGTAGGAGCCTACCAGGCCTCCCAGGATGCCTCCGCCGACCAGACCGAGGGCTCCGCCGGCCACACGGTGGGACTTCCACGCGACGGCTCCGACGATCGAAAGCGCGATCGCGCCGACGACGGGACCGCCGACGACGTACATGAGGCTTCCGAGCACTTCAGCACCCACCGCGGTGGGCAAAGTCTGCGCGGGGGAAGCAGGCGTCGTGTCTTCACCGAAGCCAGCGAGCGCGATCAGGCAGGACGAGCAAACCATGGGGCTATCTCCTGCCCCTATGCTACGGGCGAGCCCCCAAACGCACAACGGCGCGCGGGCTCTACCAGCGTAGGTACCACTTCGCGATGCCGTAGCCGATCAGCAGACCCGCCGCGACGCCCACGATTTTTTCGGAAGGGGCCAGCGAGCCCCATCCGGCGGGCAGCGAGATCGGCCAGGAAGAAGGATCGTCCGGGTTGGCTGTGCTCAGGTTGGCCGGAGTTCCCGGCCCCATGCCGTTGATGATGGTGCCGGAGTGCTGAAGCGGCTGCAGAAGCTGCGGAGCCAGCGCGCTGCCGAGCGCCAGTCCGGCGCCGCCCTGCCCGACCAGCGGCAAGCTTGCCCATGCGGGGCCATCTTTGTTGATCTGCAGGCGCTGGTCGTATCCGTAGCCGGTGGTAGAAGTGGCAGAGTTGGTCTGATTGACTTCCCAGTACGCCTGGACGTTCGACCAGAAGGCCTTCGCGTCGTTGTACGTGTTCTGGAAGTCGCCGACCGAAGCGTCCATGAGCGGGAAAAGAGCTACGGGTTTGACAGACGGCGATCCTCGCGATCCCGCGAGGGCTTTCTGCAAGTATTCGCCCCACAGGTTGCCGTCCACTCCCGTCCAGTTGGTTGTGCTGATGCGAGGCCGAAACACCACGTCGATCATCCACGTACCGTCGCCGGCCGCGATCTTGTTGCTGCACGGGTTGCCAAACGACCAGGCCAGCTTGCTGATGTTGTACGAAGCCGTTTCCTGGCCCTGCGGCACCTGCTGCAGGCACACGCCCTTGACCTGGTAGGTGCTCAGCTGATTGCACACGGCGAGCGTCGTGCTGACAGCTTCCGCGACGCTGAGGATCTTGCTCGACGGGGGAACGACCGTTTCCCACTGGTCCACGAGGACCCGCATGATCCAGTCGTTGTCGGGGGTGAACTTGTTGTACCCGTCGAGGTTCGCGAAGTTCGAGTCGAAGTTCGAGAAAATGTCGCAGACGGCTACATCAAACATGAACAAGCGCTCCCGGATACGAAGGCCAGGGTGAGCGGACGCTTTTTCTTTGCGCCGCTCCCCGATCGTACACGGAAGCGCTCGTAGGACAACCTAGCGCAAATTGTTGCGAAGATCAGCTTCCAGTTGCTTGGCCATCGTCGAGCCGCACTTGAAGCCGGAAAGGCGGACTTGAATGAACGCGATCGGCACTTCGACAGGGCGGTACACAACCCCGACGACCGCGAGCACTTGCTCGTCGTGGATGAACTCCGTGAACGGAGCGCCTCTCGCGCCGTAGTGAGACCGGGTCTGCGGGTGCAGTCCCGTGCCGTAGCCTGCGGCCGCAGCGTAGTTCTGCGACTGCGAGATCGCGTAGTCGTCGGCGGAAAGCTCGGTCAGGTTCTTCTGCAGCTTCTGGTTGAAGCGCTGCGATTGCTGCCGAATCGTCGATGACACGGGGTCTAGTCGGTACTTGAGCTGCCCGGGTTCCTGTCCGTTGATCCGGAAGGAATAGCCGAACACGCCCGAAAGCAAGCCGTCGTCCAGGGGCTGGTAGTCGAGCGCCGTGATGCCCGAAAACGAGTACGGGATGACTTCGTAGTCAAACAGAAGTATCGTCTGGCCTCGTTCGGGCCGGACGCTCGCGATCTCGAACTGCGTGGGGTGATCGGGGTCACGAGCCGGATCGAACCAAGCCTCGTTGGGCTCGCTCCGGAAGATTTCCTCGTACGGCAGGAACTCAGGGTTGCGTCCCCACTTCGCGATCATCTGAGCGACTTCGCTGAAGCGGCTCGGACCCCGCGCAGGGGATGCTCCTGGCGCTCCTGACGCCCCTGGGCCATCCCAGGGAGGGGGAACGGGCGAGGTCGGATCGACAGGGCACCCCTCCCGATCGAGTCGGGAAGTGTGCAGCGAGAAGGGCATTCGATTAGCCAAGGGTCACCTCCTTACCGGAGACGGACGCCCGGCGGCTGCAGGATCTTGAAGCCGAGCAGGCCCACGATGAGAATGCCCGCGGGCCGGCGCTGAATCACGTCGGCAACGTCGGGAGTGCACTGCCACTCCGGGTACATGATGCCTTCCTGGCCGTCGAACTGTCCGTCCAGGTAGGGCATGCTTCCCAGCAGCGCTTGGATGTTTCCCTGCGGGGCGTTGTTCGAGTGCGAGGGTTCGACCTCGAACTCGATCGTGTCGCCCTTCTCCCAATAGTCCAGGACGGGCAGCTGAAGCATCTGGTTGAAGCCAGGTGCCCACAGAGACGTCGGGACTTGCTGGTTCTGGCGCGGGTAGGTGCCGTTCGTGAGCTTGACGTAGCCGTCGAAGACCATCGATCGGCCCGGGTTTCGGCTCGTGGGCCTGGAGATCACAGCGGGAACCGGGCCAGGATCTGCTTCCTCGCACGGGGCCTCACTCGACTCGATGCCCACGCCGTCTGCCCAACCGGTCATGGCGTCCATCAGGTCCAGGACGCTGCTGATCGGCCGCTGCCGGCCCCAGGTTCGGCCCGTGAAGCGGTTGATGTTCGCGCCGTCGGTGACCTGGAACGTGTACGAGGACACGAACGTTGCGTACCTGGCGACAGCCACGAAGGGCCCGTCCATGCTCAGGGGGTAGCTGCCGGGCAAGGGGCTCACCTGCGAGTCGGGGATTCCGATCTGCACGGTGATGTCCCAGGGGATGCGGCGCCCGGGAATCTCTTCGATGGCGAGCATGTCGGGTCGGCCGACCTGCGCGGGGTGGGGTTCACCGCTACCACCCGTCTTGCCGCCTCCGATCTTCAGACCCTGCATCAGGCCGTGAAGATGCTGCACCTGCGCTGCTTGTTCCTGGTGAGCGCGCGCGACACTTGCCACGTCGCCGCGAGCCTGCTGGACGTTGTCCCACACCTGACGTGCGGCTTTGTTGGCACCGTCGGCCTTGGCCTCGATGCGAGCGAGAACTTGCTGAAGTTGATTGAGATCCATATCGCTCCTCCTGGGAGACGCCCCCGGCAGCGCGAGGGCGCCGGGGGCGCGATACACACGCGGTATCGTCCGAAGCGTTCTTCGGGCGGCGCGACTACTGAACGTCGCGGCTGAGAAGGCCGTCAATCGTGAGCGAGACCACCTTGGCGATCGAGTCCACGGCGTTGAGGTTGGCGATCGGGTCGAGCATGTTGCGGCCCGTTGCCGTGCGCGATCCGAACAGCGGGGCGTTGCCGCCGTCGTCGTACGAGATGGCCGTCACGGACGCCTTGATCAGCTGGCGGGGCGTCAGGGTGATGGCGCGCGCGAGCCGAAGGATGGCCGTGTGAGTGGCTTCGCCGTTGTTGAAGTGAATCAGAGGCCGAATCGTATCCAGTTCACTTCGCACCGTCCATCGCGCCGCCATGCCGAGGATGGCGTCCAGGCCGCCACCGTAGGGGAAGTACATGCTGGGCATGGACTTCAGGCTGTCTTTCTCTCCGGCGCCGAGCGTCCAGAAGAGGCCCTCTGCGCACTGCCAGTGAAGGCGGTACACGTCGAGGAAGTCGCCTCCAGCGTTGCCTTCCGCAGGCTGGCCTGCGAGGTTCGGGAACAGGTTCCCGTCGCCATTGTTGACGACCACGCCCTGGCTCTCGGTGCGGATCGTGCCGCGACGGAACCACTGCATGACGCGCGCTGCGAGCACGATCATGCTGGAGTCGTTCGGAAGGACGGCGGAGGTCTTCAAATTCGTGAAGCCTTCATTTCGTCCTTGCGCAATGAACAGGTCGCTGCTGGCTCCGAGGCCACCCGTGCTGTAGCCCGCGGTCCGGATGAGCGCATCTCTGTACGGTTGATGAACGCGCTCGCGAATGTTGAGGATCTTTGCCATGACAGTCTCTCTCCTTGTCCCACGGATTCGTTTGGTAACGCGGCCCCGTACCGCAGTGGGAAATGTGTCGTGTTCCTGGTCCCTACGTGTCCTTCGTTCGCCTTGCCTGTTTTCAGCGTCGATACGCCTACTGCACGTCGCGGCTGAGCAAGCCGTCGATCGTCATCGAAACGACCTTCATGATCGCGTCGGCCGCGTTCAGGTTGTCGATCGGATTGAGCATGTTGCGGCCCTGCGTGGTGGACGATCCGAAGAGTGTCCCGTTTCCGCCGTCGTCGTACGCAACCGCGTTGACGTTGACGCGGATGAGCTGGCGCGGGGTGATGGTGATGGCGCGAGCAACCCGAAGGATGGCCGTGTGCGTCGGCAGACCGTTCTGCAGATGGATGAGTTCGCTCGACCCACCGATGTCACCGGAAAGACCGCCACCGTAGGGGAAGTACATGCTGGGCATGGACTTCAGGCTGTCCTTCTCTCCGGCTCCCATCGTCCAGAAGAGGCCCTCTGCGCACTGCCAGTGAAGGCGGTACACGTCTTCGAAGTCGCCGATGCCGTTTCCGATGGCAGGCTGGCCTGCGCCGTTGGGGAAGACCCAACCGTCGGCAACGTTCTGGGGTCCGATATCGCCGTTGCGATCGATGACGCCAGTGACGCCGTCGAACGAGCGGACGACGGGTGCCCGGAACCACTGCAGCACGCGTGCGGCGAGCACGATCATGCTGGAGTCGTTCGCGAGAACGGCCGCTGTCTTGAGGTTGGTCCAGCCTTCATCCCGCCCCTGCGTGATGAAAAGGTCGCTGGACGAAGTCAGCCGGCCGGTCGCGAAGCCCGCGGTCCGGATGAGCGCGTCTCTGTACGGTTGATGAACGCGCTCGCGAATGTTGAGGATCTTTGCCATGACAGTCTCTCTCCTTGTCCCACGGATTCGTTTGGTAACGCGGCCCCGTACCGCAGTGG